CACTCCGGCCGTGTGGCTTTTGCAAACAAAGCCAGCAAAGCCGTGGTCCTTAATTGCTTTTTCGTACATGGTATTGGCAGCACGGTCGTCAAACCTTGCGTAACCTGCTGCAACACGTTCGTCACGGCTTGGGTACAGGTCCAGAGGGTCAGCCTCGTAGTCGTACAAACTGTCTCCTGCCACCTTAATTTGGTAGCGGAACGGTCCAATAATGTACTCGCGCACGTAACTGCTATAACCAAAGTACGTTCTTGGTTGGTAGATCTTTTTGTAGTCACGCTTGCGATCCTTTTCAGCACCAATGCCGCCAGTGCCGTGCATGGTTGGGTCAGTTGTTTTAAGGTCCGAGTCGAACGACCAATGCGTAAGCTGAACTTCTTTGCCTCGGAACAACGCTGGCGCAGCGGACTTGCTATAGCGCATATCAATTTCTCCAGTAAGTTCTCCGGCCAAGTTAACGCGCGGCTGCTGGTAACGCGGCTTTGAGTCGTACGTAGGGTTCTTCATAAACACCCGCGAACCAACCATAATGGCATCGCTAAACGTAAGAACTGGGAGCTTGGTACGTACGTCAACGAACTCACTTGATCGTGCTGGGTTGTACGCAATTTCTGCCCATACCGTTGGATCGTTAATGTCGGACGGCAATCGGTCAATCTTAACGTTCTCGCCCTGCACAGTTGCCAGCGGGAACTTGCCACCGCCCTGCGCAATAGTCATTGGGTTACCCTTTTCAACTCGAGTCATTACTCGGCCGTTCCTAACTCTGGCAATATTAGTGTATCCAATTGTTTTGCCAACATTGTTTAGCGGATGCGCCGTAATTGCGTACGTTACTTCACCGTGCTTAAGAGATTCATTGTATGTCGGAATATCAATTCGCCAGTCAATTACCTGACCTTCGGGAATACCCAAGTCCTCCATTACTTTGCCAACCTTTTTTTCCTCGTCAGCAGATAAAATCTTACCGTCGCGGCGAGCAACAATGTATCGCTTAACTTGCTCAATGGGTGGGATTGCACGCGCACCCTTAACTACCCAAGGATCTAGTACTTCAACCAAGTCAGCAAACGTTGCGTTATCAATTTGACCTTCGGCCAAACGAATGGCAGCAACGGCCAGCTCGCCAGAACGTTTGTTCTTGGTTGCGCTAGCAAAAGCCTTGCTTTCTTGCTCGGTAGTCGGGGCTAAAGCTGCGCGGCTAAACTGAATCGTTGGGGCGTTGTCGTCCACGGTTAAAGAATCACGGGTCCAAGCAACAGACTCCGCAATGGTTCCGTCCGTGTTAAGAATTACAAGGCCGTCGTAGCCTTGCTTTTCACCCAAGCTCTTAAAGTGTTTTCCAATGTTGCCGTACTGCTCGAACAAGTGCTCGGCTTTAGCTTCTGCCTTTTCTCCGGACAACCCTAACGCTTCGAATACCAATGCTGGACCCCTTGCTTTGTTTGACACTTTAACAACCAACGGCTTCTTAAGCAACAAGTCAAAGGTAGTCACTTCGGCTTGGCCCATTTCTTTTCTAGCTGCTACTGCGTAGTCTTTGGCTCGCGTAACGTCTGGGGTAGTGTAGTACCCGTAACCGTACACGCCTTCCGAGCTAGCCTTCATTGGTGTGCGGCCGTCGAAAGTTCCGCCGTGGTATCCAGTAACGTAAAGCGGTTGTCCGTTCGGTGGGTTAACTGATACCTTGGGTGTTCTAAGCCTGTTAAGGATACCTTCTTCGGTTACCACAGCGCGGCTACGGCGAATGTCTGCTGTACCTTGGTTGAACCGCTCGCTCAGCGGGATCACATTGCCATTCTCATCGCGGGTTACGGGGTCGGCGGATTTGATTTGGCTTGGGTCGAAGACTACCGTAGATACAGACGCGTCCCGCTCTCCCTCAACTGAAGGCTCGTCTATTACGGCAGAATCATAACCCAAATCGCGAAGTGTTTGGACGAATACCTTGCCGTCTTCTTCATCAAAAAGTGCCCAAGTTTCAGTAGCGCGTAGCCACCTGTCTGAAATGCCAGCATCTACAAGCCTCACATGAACGCTGTTGTCTAGCTTGGTTAGGTCTGCCGTATTTGACGATTTAAGATAATACTTTCCGACATTCTTGCCAAAAGATTGAGCAATTTCTGGATCATTAGAAAAGTAGAATCCCTGCCTATCAACATTTTCAACACTGAATAGAATGTAAACCTTCCCGCCCCTATTCTCAAATACTGTAAACCCTTTTTTATCAGTGCCATGATATTTTGGATTTGCGGAGTCATACCCCGCAGCCTTAGCTGCCTCGTCCACCATGCGCTGTGCCGTTGCTGTATCCCCAGCGTCTACTGCTGCAAGGTAATCAGCATCCATTTTCGTAGCAGCGTCACGATTATCTACTGGCTTGCGAACTGTAAAACCACCTTCTGGATTTGAAGTTTTAGTCCAGCCTTGCGCTTCTAGTTGCTTAATCCAGTTCTTAACTGCAACAATATATCCTTTTGGTGCTTGAACTTTATTTAAAGTTATAGCCGAAATATGTTTCTTTAACTCGCTCGGTTGGATATATGCAATAAGCTCTTCACCGCCGCCACTTGCAGCAACAAAAGCTGATCCGGGTTTTGTTGCTCTAGGGACTTGTGTACTAAAGTTATTATCAAACTCTAAAAGAACCCCAGCATTTTTACGCTGGCTCAATGCTAAATCTTTGTTAGTAGCAAAGTAAGTTTCTGGTGGTCCAAACGGTAAATCGCTATAAGTCTGTGGCAACAACATCATAAGACCATCAATGTCTGTTTGATGGTACAGTGTGGTCACATTTGCACGACTGCGTTGAATTGTAGGAGCGGCTTGCTCCAACGGTACTTCTCCGGCTTCGCCCTTGCGCAGCTCAACTTCGGCCCAGCTTGGGAACCCAAGACTCAGGGCTAAGTCTTCGGTATTTGCGTAGGCTTGGTTAATGTCCTTGCCTGTGGCCAGTTGGAACACAGCAGCGCGTACGTCTTCAATTGTAAAGTTCTTGTCCTGTTCGTACTGGGCCCACACCGCGCGAACCGCGTCCACGTTCTTCTTGTTAGACTTCCACTTTGCGGGGAACAATAACCTTACGGCTTCCCAAGTAATGGACTGGATTTCGCGCGGCAACAAGCCAAAGTTCTGGGCAGCAGCGCGGTAAGCCTCGGCGTTGGCCGCATACATTCCGTTAACACCCAGAATTGAGTTGTTAGTAACGTTACTTGAACCAAAGTTCTGGCTAACTTCAAAGCTATTTCCGCTTAGGGCTTGCCAGTACAACGCAGCAACAGCGTGCGTATCCATTGTTACGTGGCCGTCCTCGTTGTTAGGATCCACAATGTTATTGTAGAAGCTGCGCACCTTGTGCATATTGCCGAGCTCTTTGCTAACTACCTTGAGCTTGGTATTTTTGTCCGAGCTCATAATGCGGATTGCTTTCTGAACGGTGCTGTAGCTGCCCCAGCCAATCTTAATTTCTTTACCGCTAGTTTCGCTGCGCGACGCTTCTTGCGTGTTGGTTCCGTCCGGCGCGTACTTCATAAACGCTGGGCTATCGTTTACTTCCGAGTACATCCGAATAAACCGTGCTTGGTCTTCAATTGCCAAGTCCTTAAGTGCCCGGCCTTCCACGTTTTTTAGAACTTCGCGTGCCTTGGCTCGGCCAGCTTCCGCGTTTGCGTTGGACCATCCGGTAAACATTGGGTTACCTTGCTCGTCCAGAACGTGTTCGCCGTTGCTATCGTACACGGCCTTGACCTTACCCTTTTCGTAAATTGGCTTAGTTCCGTCTGTGGCCTCGGTAGTAATTTGTGGTTCGCCTCCACGCTTAAGCCACTGCGCAGTCATAGCTGGACTCCACACAAGTCCATTTGGATTACCCAAAATTACTTGTTCGTGCCAGATCTTCATGGTGCGCTCGGCCAGCGCAATGTTCATAAACCAATCCTTCTGTGGGCTAAACACGGCTAGCACACCGCTGGCTTGCTCAATGTCTTGTGCGTACTGTGCGCCAAACTCATTTGCAATTTTGTTAGCACCATCGTACCAGAGCTTGGCTACGTTTCGCAAGCTCTTGGGGAACAAGTTAATTAACGCTTCCAAGTTGGACTGCGTGTTTTGAATTACAACGTCGTAAATCTGCGGCGCAAGTTTAGCAATTGGATGGTTTGGATCCGATGCAAACTCAGCTAGCTTTTTAGTCATTGCGGACTTTTGCTCGGTACCCAACGCCTTTAGCTTAGTTGATTTTGCTAAGCACTTTTCAAGAGCTGCTTGGTTCTTTGCAAAGTCTTTACCGGCTTGTCCGGTAAGCCCTCCGTTTTCCAATAGCAAAGCGTCTTCGAACTGAGCGTCGGTTGCCTTTACCTTATCCACGGTAAGCAAGTCCTTTAAGACTTTCTTGTACCGTTTAATTTGATCGGCGTTAACACGAATTTCACCTGAAGTCTTTTCGTGCTTAGTCCGCAACTTGCGAACCATTGCAGCTAGCTCGGGAAACTCACGCGCAACAATTGGGTACTCAGTTAGGTACAGTGCATTGGTGCGATAAGCCTTTGGATCCCGCGCCATTACGTCCAAGCTAATTAAAGACATTGGGTCAATGCCGGACTCGGTAGCACTTTTGCCTGTTGGGTTACGGGTACCTAAAGCTTGGCCGGGCTTAAGATCAGCCGCGTTAAAACCGCTGTATGCTTTCGAGAAAAACTTTGTGGGCTCAACTGGGCGCAAACGCTCAGCAATTGCTACGTCAGTATCGGAAAGAGTATCTGAGAAGTTCTCAGCTTCTTGGGGGATATCATCTCCGTTGCGTTGCAAGTAACGGTACAAGTCACCCAAGCGGTTTTGCGCTACAGCCAACCTTTCGTTTTCTCCGGTATTGCGCTTTCCAATTTCAGCAAAAGCTGCGGCAACAAAGTTTTTTGATTGATCTCCAAGCGCAAGCAAGTCTTGTAGGTCAGAAGCGGTAAGTTCATTATTCGCAGCACCTTCAATAACTTTAGCTGGAGTAAGGCCAACGTCTTCTAGTGCAACGTGCGTATCGTACCCAACCTTTTGAATGGCCAGTTCGTGCGCCACGGCTACGGCAAGGTCCCGCTCGACCAAGCTGGTTTGCTCGTCGAATCCGTAATTGCCGTACACTTCGTTAACTAAGCCTTCGTTTACTAGCAACGTGTTACCGTCCAACACAAACGGCTTGGCAGTATCCTTTGAAAGTACGGTTGCAAATTCCTTTTGGTTTTGAACGTTACGGACAATTTGGCTCTCTGAACCCGTGGCCGTAATAACGTCCTTTGAAGGACGCAAGCCAGAGTCTAGTTTGTAGTCCGCGTACATAACGCGAACCGTAATAATTTTACCTTCGGTTGTACGTACATTGGTAAAGTAATTGTCGTCTGAAGCTTCATCTGCTGGAATGTCTAGCTCTTCCCCATCTCTGGGCTGGTACATACCATCTTGGTAGAACAAACCTTTATCGGTTGCCATGCTTTCTTGGCCAAACTCGTTGGCGAAATCCACTGCATCTTGATCCGTGAATCCTTCAACTAGAAAACTATTTTCACCGTTGCCGTAACGACCAACAACCAAGTCGGCCACGTAGCCACGATCAGCCAGCCACTGCTTAGCCCGTTCGTTAAACGCTGCGTTAGCTTCTTCGGTTTGTACGGTAACGTCTGGATTCTCGGCCGTAAATGCACCAAACTTTCCGGTTTTAATAAGTGCGCGGAGTTGGTCTTCCGAGAAAATACCATCCTGCAACGAATCGGTTTGGTGGTTAATCCACTTAAACGAAGTGCGCGGGTGCGGGTTAGGCACTCCGTACATTGGGCCAAAACCATCTTCGCGTGCAACTGCTGCGCGGCTAGCCAAAATTTGCTGGACCGAACGTGCTGGCAAACCATTGCCTTCGGCCACTGCCTTTTTAAGATCCAACATTGCTTCGGCCAATGCACGGCTTTCTGGATCTGCCAAACGCTTGCCGCTAAACCAGCTACCAATAATGTCTACGAACTTTTGGAACAAGCTACGTTCACCCTTGCCGTTAAGTTCGTCGAGTTGGTTTCGGAAAGTCTGCGATGCAAAGTAGTGCGCAACGAATTCGTTAACCGCGTACGTTTCATCGAACGCTTCGTTTTCGTTCATGCGGCCTTCAACCGCGTAACGCAGATTTTCTGGAATAGCAGTGCCGTACTTGGCTTCAATTCTAGCCTGAGTTTCTGCACGTAGGGCCAAAAGCCTTGCGCGAACTTCGCGTTCGAACTCGGTCTTTGGATTGGTTAAAATTTCGGAAGTGCCAAAGTGACCAAGCTCGTGCAGCAACGCGTCAACAATTCCTCCGCCGTTGTCCGACGCAGCGTTTAGCGCAATGATTTTGCTGGAACCCAAGTAGCTTCCGGTTGTGGCAACATCGTTTGGTGCGTTGTACACAAAAACTGGGCACTGGTCCACCCCCACGCTTAGCAAGAACTTTGCGGTTTCACGGTGCTGCTTGCTTTTACCAGACCGAATAATGCTTTGCAGTACGGCCTTAACGTCCATTGCGCCTTCCTTAATTCCGTGCTTGGCGAACTGGGTACGGTGCTGGGCCCGGAGCTTAGCAAAGTGGTTCGCTTGAATAGCCCGATTAGCCGGGGTCATTGCGTCCTGCTGAACCAAGAAGTCCAGTAAGGTATTGGTTCGGCCTTGCTGTACATTTTGAATTGCAACCGCAACTTGCGCTTGTGAAAAAGCAGCGAGATCCAAACCAGCGGCTAGCTCGGGCCCTACAATTCGGAACAATTCTTCGGTAGTGGTAAACGATTCAGGATCCAAGCCAAGCTGCACAGCAACTGCCTTTAGCTCTTCAACTAGTTTTGGGTTAACGGTGTTATCCGTAATGCGGCTTAGCGCGTAGTTGGCCTCGGACTCCACAGCGGCTTGGCCTTGGTCCGAAACTACTGGTGCGCCATTTTTTGTACGCTTGTTTTTGCGGCGTTGGTTTGACTGCTTTTGCTTGGCTGAAGCAGCGGCTTGGTTACGTTGTACGTCAACGGCCTTTGAGTTTGCCACTGCGTTAGCAAAAGAATCTGCGGATTCTTGACCACGGCCTTCGTAAACTTGGCGCAGCTTTTGCGCGTTTTCGCCAGTAACGTACGCGTAAACGGCCTTGCCATTTTTATTCTGGACCAACACGTACATTGAATCAATGTCACCGTTGTCCGCAACCTTTACGTTAACCAAGCTAGGCGTTGTTGGCGCGTTGTACCGAGTCTTACCATAAACAATTTCGCCAGCGTCAGAAACGGTAAGGGCAACTCGACGGACTCCCCGGCGCGGGCTAACCAAGCTAGGCTCTGCAACGGCTCCTTCGAAACCTTCGAACTCCGTGGCTGGCATATCAGCGTTTGGAGTAACCTCAATTGGCGGCTCGTTAGTTTCTGGGTCCAGCAGCACGCCGTCAGCCTCAACACGAACGCGGCCGCGTGTTCCGTTAATAATTACTAACTGACCGTTAAGATCTTTAAAGGTACGAGTTTCGTCAACAGTTGGCGTTGGCTCGTTACCTTCGCTTACAAACTTAACTCCGTTGCGGGTAAGGTAAGCCTCAACCTGAGCTTGGTCGTTCCAGTCAATGTCGCTTTCTGCGGCTACGCGGTCCGCACGTTGGGCAACGTACGCTTGTATATCGTTTGGCGTAATTGTTGCGTTGCCTTTTTTATTAGCTTTTCCTGAACCCTGAATCGAGTTTAGCTCTTCTTGGCTAACGCCAAGTTCAGCGGCTTTCTTTGCAGCTAAGGCCGTGGGCACCGATCCACTTGGGGTAAGCACGGTTGGCTTTTGGCCAATGTTTAAGGGTTGCTCTGGAGCTTCATCCAAAGCAGTAACAAGGTCAGCCGAGGCTGGACGAACTGGAATGCGTTCGCTTACTGGTTGAAAGTTACGGTTTGCAATTTGCAAACGGTTCTTTAGCGCAGCAACAGTTTCTGGACTTTGGCCGTCGGCTTCTAGCTTACCAATAATGTTGCTTAAGAACTCGCCTTCAACTGACTGCGCAACGCCTTGTTGGCGATCTCTAATTTCATTTACTTTGCGTGCATTGCCAAATGCGGGTACGGCTGTACCATAAGCAAAACCAATAACACCAGCTTGGAACGCGTCTTTTAAGGCATCTACCAAGTTAAGGTTTTCGTTATCCAGCATTGCATTGGCAACTGACTGGCCAAGCTGGTCTACAAATTCTTCTGAAAATTCACCAACACCTTCTTTAAGAATACCGTAACCAGATTCTTTGGCAGCCTCACGTACCACAGACTTAATTACCCCCAATACTTCTTCGCCGCCCAAGCTGCTACGCTCTAACGCACCGCTTACACGGCTGGTATAGTACTTAAGCTGGCGCAAGTTTACGTTGCCGTAGTTTACTGCGTCGGCACCTTCACCAAAAACTTTACCGGAAGCTTGCTCAACTAACGCAGTAATAGTTCCTGCAACTAGCGAGTGCGTAAGTGCTGCCTTATGAATTTCTTCGTCAGTAAATTTGCGCGAACCGTCTGGGTTAAACTCAGAACGCATTGCAATTGTGGTATCCACGTACTGACTTTCAGCAGAACGAGCAAAGCTCGTAGCGCGTTGTGCGGCTACGCCAGCAGCTTGTGGAATTATACGGTTACTAAGGTCAGCCTTAATCCCTTGGAATACTTTATTTACCAAAGCAGAGTCTGCTTTAACTGCTGCTGCCCCAACGTCGGCAAAGTTACGAACGTAGCTTTGTCCAAAAAGAGCGCGTGTTTCGGGGCTTAATGCTTTTGCAATCCAGTTCTTACCAACGTTACCAGCAAAGTCTTTTACGGAAGTTGGTATTAAGTTCCGCATACTTGCGGTTGCCCCAGCCTCTGCTCCAGCTACCAAAGTTTCTTTTAAGGCTGCACGGCCAAAACCTTTTGCAAGGCCACTAACGCCTCCTGAAATTGCAATGTCTGCAATCATAGGTGTGGCTTGGCTTAGGAACTGATAACCCGTTCCAAGATCAGAACCATAAAGGTTCGCGTATTTACTGCGCGACGCTTCTAACTCTGCATCGCCAACAGCCCAGTCCAAGAAAAAGTTTTTTCCATTTTCAAAGCCAACGGCGTTGCTAACGCCTCCACCAATTGCCTGAACAATTGGGTTAAATGATTTACCAACTGATGCAAGCACACCGCTAGCTTTTGCAGCTAAAACATTCCAGTCCTTACGGTTAGAAACCTCGGACATATAGTCTTCAACTAACTGAGTCTGGCTAGGCTTTTTAGTTGGGTCTTGCTTTGCAAGCCATTCAATACGGTAGTTATTAAACTTATCTCCGTCGAAGTCCTCGAACGCTTGAGTAACAGCGTCTACGTCTCCAGCCAAGTAACCCTTGCGTGTAATTTCAGCAGCAGCTTTTGCTCGGTCGTCTAAGCCAAGCTTATCCATAGCTTCCGCAAATTTTTCTTTTGGCAGCAAAGCAGTTGATGCAAGCGGCGCGTACGTGCCGTTACTAAGCTTAACAAAGTTCTTTGTTGGATCTTCGTTGTTAACGGGTACTTGCAAGCTTTGCTTTACCAAGTCTCCAGCAGCATTAACGAATTGTTGCTTGGTGTATTGCGAAAAAATTTCGTTGTTTGGGTACGCTTGCTTAAGCGAATCGTAAAGACCATTTAGTTTAGCCTCTGCAATTTTGCCTGTGTTTATAACTTTAGCGGGGCTAACAAGAATATTACGTCCACCAAGTGACTCGTACTCTGAAGGTTTTTTTACAGTAATTTCTCTACGTAACGCTTCTTCAGAAGTCGCTCCTTGACCGTATGCCTCTTGCTGAATTTCTTTTGCTGAATTAAGCGCGTCTTGTACTTGCTGTGCAGCGTTTGCTGATGCTGGGTTTTTGGAGCCAACGCGCTCATTAGATCCAATAATCCATTGCTGAAGAGTTGAGTGAAGATTGTCTTCGTAAGGAGCTGTGTCCCGGCCGGGAGTTTTCTGAACTTGCGTTTGCGCAAACTTTAAAGTTGCGGGACTATTAAGCCCGTCCGAACGCTTGTACGAATCCAGAATAGAGTTAGCGTCCTTTGCAACTGCGGGGTCCGGGTTAATCCAAATGCTGCGGTCGCCCTTATCATTGGCAGTATACTCAACGTAGCTTAGGCCCTTTTCCTTTGCTGCCCGAATCCGTGCATCACGAATCTGGTCTGGTGTACCGTACTGCGTTTTATAGGTATTAAAAGTAGTTTCTTGTTCGGGAGTCTGCACAACCAACTGGCCAGTTTTTTTAGCCTCGTTTGCTTGGTCGTAATAACTTTGAAAAGCTGCGGAAGCTTCTGGGTCGGTGTCGCGCAAAGAGCTGGCCAAAACGCCGTAGTCCTGCAATGGGTTTTTAGTAACTTGGTCCGAGAAGGTACGGAAAGATTCATTGAGCTTAGACTCTGCTTCTGGATCGTCTTGCGCAGGTGCCTGTACAAAGCCACGCTTAACGGCCGTACCAAAAAGATTTTGACTAACTGTGCGGTAAGCCTCGTCCGGGTCTTGTCCAGCTTCGACCAATGCTCCTGTGGAGTAGCCAAGATAACCGCCAAAATCTGCGGCACTCTGTGCTGTTGTACCTTGCTTGGCCTCCCACTCTTTTAAAGTAAGAATTTCATGGTCAACCCCGTTCTGATCTTTTTGAATTACCGACATAGCGTATGCCGTCAAGGTACGCTAAAAACGGTTCAAGAGTCAAGTAAATTATTCGTCAGAACCTAGAGTAGACGCTGACGGTGCTACTGGGCCAGTATACTCTGCGGGTGTACTTTTAGCGAGCTCAAGACCTTTTCTGGAAGCAGCGGTACGCGCGGCACTAGCAACTTTTCTAAGAACCGATAATTGTTCTTCAGTTTTTACTGGAGCTTTTTTCACGGCTCCAGTACTTTTATCTTTTACACCCGCATAAACGTCAGTTTTTTCTTGTGCGGGCACTGATTCTTCTAGGGCGTAAATACCTTTTTCGCGAAGCTCTTTCTTTAGAGCTGGGGTAACGTATCCGGTATCGTTAAGGTCACGTAGTTGCTGATCAACTTCATCAAAGTTAGCTGCAAGATCAAAGTCTTTACTCTTAAGAATATCTTGTAATCCAGTTGCTGCCGTATTGGCACTGCTTGCAATTGCACTTTCAACTCCACGCTTTTGCTTTACGGCAGCAATATCTTGCTTTTTAGCGTACACGTTATGGGCAGCTTGCCACTCTGCTGTACCTGTAATACCGGGATAAATACGTTCGGCTTCTGCTTGATCCATTGACGCGGCGTTACCAATAAAACCAGCGGTTAATCCGCTTGAACGGCGCGTGGTTTCAAACGCGTTGTTGAAAAGATCTAGCTTGGCCTTAGCCGCAGGAACAGCCGCAACTACGTCTGAGTACTGGCTACCAAGCAAGTTAACGCGCTTCTTGGCTTCTTCAGGGTCCAAGCCCGGCAACTCGTAATTGCGCAAGTTATCAAAAGCTGTATTGAACTCTTGAGCTTTTGCGGTGGCCTCTTGTTGTTGCCGAACCTTGTCTCGGGCCAAGCCAAGCTCTAAACGACTGTTATCCAACTGAGCCCTACGTAGTTCAATGGTAGCTGCGCGGTCTTCTTCTTCCTGTGCCTTGGCTCGTTGAATGTCTCTGGCTTGCTGGATTCCGCCAAAGGTAGCGCGTACCTTGTCGTAAAGCTGACTGCGCAGCTTTGGGTCAGAGACGTTCTGAGCTACGGATTCGAAGTATCGGCCCTGCAAGGGCGTAATATCCGAATCAACTGCAAAGGGAGTTGGGGCAGCTTGAGCCATTAAGAAAAGAATTTACGAAGAGGACTTGCGACTTTACGTACGCCCAGTTTTTTAACAAGCTCATAATTTGGAGCTTGAATTTCACCACGGGCAAATTGTTCTTCACGGTTTTTCTGTGCTTCAAAGCCAGCGAGGTTTCGCGTACGCTCAGCAGCAAATTTTCCAGCTTCGGCGGCACGGCGATCATAAGCGTCTTGTCCGCCAATACGAGCTAACGCAGCTTGCTGCGCAGCTTTTTGAGTATATGCCTTTGCATATTCTGGACTCCAGTACGTTTGTGCAGGTTTGCCGGGAGCCATTGCAGCAGCGGCAATAGGAGCTTGCTTGGCTTGGTAAGCGGCGCGTTGTTCTTCCCGCGTTTGTGGCGCAAGCATAACAGGCTTTGTTGAATCAGCCGTTAAAGGCGTCTGTGCAATGGTAGCTTGTACTGATGGTTTAGCGGTACCGTAAACGTCGGTTGCGTCCGCGTAAATTGGAACGCCGGAGCGCATACCAATTAGTTCTTTCCCGGCTGGAGTTGCACCGAGTCGTGCACCGCCACGAGTTTGGGTACCCTGCGTTTCACCTTGGCCAAGCGGAACTGTTGCGGGGCGATCAGCAGTTTGTTTTGCTAAACGACTTGCTGCAAGGGCTTCGTCACGCAAGCGTTTAGCTTCGATTTCATCGGCAGCTTGCTTAGTGCTAGGTCCTTGCGTAACTGCATCTGCCAATTTTTGCGGTATTGTTTTTTCAGGCATTTTGTTAAATTTAAATTGGTCGTGCAGTGCTCATTCCGCCAGTAGCACCTTGTATACCAGAGGCACCCTGTACGCGCGGAGTAGACCCATAGCTTAGGTTCTTCTTCTTAAAGAAGTTTGCAAGGTCTGCTGGGTTAACGCCGAACTTAGGTGCTTCGGCCAAACTCTTTTCATAAAGGTTTTCGCCCGGCGTAAGATTCTTAGCGCGGTCTTCAATGCTCTGAGCAAAGTTAACGCGTCCTTGTAGCATGGACGCTTGATCTTTCTTTTGCTGTGCAAGTTCAACGTCTTGCAAGCTGGAACCAAGCTTTTCAGCAAACGCCATGTTTTCAGAAGACGTAATGGATGGCTCCAAAGACTTCTGGGCCGAGCTCGCCATTGCAAGTTCTTCAGCGGTGCGGCCGAACCCTTCCTTTTTCATGCGCCGTGCTTCGCGCAACAAGCGTCGGCTTTCTGGGGCAATGCTCCGCGCGGGTTGGCTTAAAGGATTTTCAGGTGCACCAAACATAATATGCCGCTTAATGTACTAGCCAACCGCGCAGAATGCAAGCAAATTCTTTTTGTGTTTAGAAACTGTCTACCACATACACTCTTATATATTCTTTTTTCTAAACATGGCCCAAGGTAATGTACTAGACAGTTTTAGACTTTTTTGTAACAATGTGACTTTTGTTGGTAAATCAATGGTTTATAAAAATAACTGTCTACAACAAATGTCCACAGTGTTCCTTTTTCCTTTTTATTTTGAAATACTTTTCAAAGTGGTAGGTGTGCGTGAAGACAGTTAATCCATATAAATAAGGTCCGAGTAACTGGTACGGTCTTGGATTTGCAGGTCCCGCATTGAAACTTGTCTGCGCATAACTTGGTTGTCTGGTGCGTCCTTTAAAGGCTCCAACGCAATTAAGCCGTGGCGGTTCCGAGCCAAGTCAATTAACAAGAAAGCAGCGTCGGCTCCGTCCGGCGAGTAACCCGTGCGCTTTTTAAAGTCCGGCTTTGACTCCACCTTCATGCGCAAGCCCTCGCCGCCCTTAATAGTTTCGTACTGCCGCGCCGTCATTTCTCTGGCCAGTTCTTGGTCCACCCCACGCAACTGGCCGCAACGGATTAGCTCTTTACCAGCGAACCAGATTTCGCTTACGCGGTTGGCGTAAAGGTCGTGGCAAGGAGTCTGGTTGTTCATGCTTACCCTGCGGTCCGTGGCCTTACCCGCAAAAACCACTCGCAGAATTTCTGGGCTCCAGTCCGCAGCCACAACGTCGCAGAAAGGAGCTCCGGCACCAGTTGCGTCAATGGCCACGTTTTCGGCCTTTACCCCGCGCTTCTGGCACTGGGCCTTTAGCTGCTGAACAATTTGGTATGTTCGAGGCACGGCCTTGTTCGTTTCGTCCTCGTAAAGCAAGACCGAGTCCTTGAACTGCAAAACGTACTGGCCTCGCTGGTCATAGCCGATTTCACCGAACCGCAACATGGTTCGGTCTCCACCGTTTGTAAAGGCTGGATCCAGCGCGGCAATTGGCGTAACGTCCCGCAGCACCTCGTTTTGCAAGGCTCCGCCACGCATAAGTTCGTTTTCGCCGTACACGCCTTCGGCCTCGTCCGAGTCAAAGAACACGGCCCGGTACATACGCATATAGCCCCGGCTGCTTTCGCCCAAGTTCTGCTTGGCCTCCTCGATCCGTTTCTTTGTTGGCAGCCAAGGGTACGGGTCGCCTTCGGTTAAAAGGTTTGGGCTTTGCTCAGCGTCAAAGCGCAGGTACAGCCCGTTGTACTTGGTTCGCCAGCTAAGGTCCCGCTCAGTAACAATTGAGTCCCACCCAGCCTTTGGTTCGCTCCAGTCCCCAAAAGCGTCGAACCTGCTGCACGGATTACTCATTGCAACTACCCGCAGGTTTTGGTTGGCACTTAAGTTACTTAGCGCGGTTTGCATAATTGAGTGGCTTAGCTCGCTTAACTCGTCCGCCACCAAAATAACTCGCTCTTGCTTAATACCAATTAGCTTGCCGCTAGCTTCGCGGGTCTTACTCTTTTCCGCAGCAATAAGGCTTAGCCCGGCCCGGTCAAAAATAACGCCGTTGTTATCCACGTAATTTGCAGACCCAATTGAATCTCGTATCTTAATTGGTAAACCGGGAACCGACGTTAACAGAGTAATAACTGCGCCCCAAATCCGTTTACGTGCTTCCCGCAACGTGGTTGACGTTACAAGAATCAAGGTTCGGTCCGGAGCGGCTAGCCAGTTAACCACGGCCCAGCCAGCCATAACGTAGCTTTTTCCGCTACTTGCCGCTCCACCAATTGCCAAGTACTTTTCCTTTGCCGCTGCGCTAATCATTTGCTCGGCCCAAGGGTGCCGTTCGAACAAAGGCTGGGGCCTATCTTCGCCGTTCCAAAGAACGTCTGCAATTCGCCAGAACAAGTACGCACGTGCGCTAGGAATTGTGTGTTCAGCAAACGCGCAAAGCATTGCGCTAAGCTCGTTGCACGGTTCGTTTACCAAAATTCCGCCAACGTCCCAGTGCCCGTTAGCCAGCAAAACAGGGTCATATTTATTTTTCACTTGCAAAGCAAAACATTTTTTGCTTGCAAAAGCAAGCCCGTTTTGGTTTTAATGTAACAGCTAATGGAAACACGGTTCATAGAACACCTTGTTGCTTATCGTTCTGAGTACGATGAGTTACGGGAATACGTACGTGAATTTGGCTGGAGCCTTAGACTTGAAAAGCTCTTTGATCGGCTAGTTGAAAGAACTCACTTACCTGAGTTCTTAGATGACTTTGCGTACGCATACGTTTTTAACGAGTACGATCCCTTACCAGAAAACGAATGATTGGAACAAAACCAAAAACCGGACGCATTCAGCCAGCCATTGTGCGCAAACGTGCGGTAGACCTTTACACGCAAGGCCACGCCATTCCGGATATCGCCAAGTCAATTGGCGTTGACTCGAGCACGGTTCGGCGTTGGTGCCGCGCAACCGGAGCAGTTCACGGCGGAGCGTTGGCTGACGCACTGCCCCCGGAAAGCCCAGAAGAAATCCTTAACCCGGCCGTGGTTGTTGTTGCGCAGCCCGAGCCCCACATAAACGGTGACTTGGATCCTAGCCCCGTACAGCGGCTATTAAACGCTGAGCAAGTAATGGGGGCCATTGAAGACGCAATGGCTCGGCCCGGCGACACGGCCGATAAGTACCAAGCCATTATTGTTGCGTTAGGGCTTAATATGCTTAAAGGCGTTGCCGCAATGCCTCCGGCTGTAAAAACCGTGCGGGACCTTGCAACCTTAAACGACATGATCCGGCAGAACTTGGGCTTAAATACCAAGGGCAGCGGAGGGGGTGCTTTGGCAATTAACTTAAACGTGTTAACTAAAGGATCACCAAAGACTTCTGGCGTTACAGTTGACGCCGAATTCACTGACTGAAAAATTTTTTACATTTTTCTTGCTTTCATAGTTCGGTTCGAGTATGAGTCTGAACATGAGCTTTGGAACTGGAGCAGGAAAAGGGGATTTGCCGCGTGCCGTAAAGGGCGAAGCATTCCGTGCCGCATACGACAGCATTAAAAAACCTGAATCGTTGGACGTGCTTCTGGCACAGTTCGATGAATCCGTGAACAACAGAGACTCTGCGCTTGTTGAAGAACTACACGCGCAGATTAAAGCCCATCCTTATTACAGAGGAAAACCATGAACAAAACAGCGGTGGACTTGATCGAAGTCGCCCTGACCGATAAACAGGGAAACGTGCGTCGCTAACCGCACTCGCTGACCAATTTTATGAGAGAACAATACTACTACTACGACGAAAACGGAAGACTTAGACTAAGCCGCTAAACAAAAACACAATGTATATGCAAACTGAATTCGAACTAGAGTCTAGCTACTTAGACCTTGTACCCGCCACAGAAAATACTGGGGAACGCTTAACGATCCAACAACGGTTTGAAGAGTTCCACTACAATAACCCAATGGTATATCACAACTTAATGCTGCTAATTAACAGTGCGAAGTTAAGGGGAATGAAGAAAATTGGAATTGGCATGGTCTACGAAGTTCTTCGATGGAACTACTACATGAGAACAAGTGATCCGAACTCGTACTGCAAACTGTCAAACGATTACAGAAGCCGTTACTCACGACTAATTATGCAGAAGAATCCTGAACTAAAAGGCTTTATTACCACAAGAGAAATTACAACACCGTGAAAGAAGTACTAACATTCGGCCTAATCTGGATCTTCGCTGCATTAGTTACGGCTACTCTGTGGCACGCAGCAGTTGGAGGAAACGATGACGATAACTACCCACCAAAAATATGAACGCACCAAATGACCCCAAAGGCGCGGCTGGCGCACTGAAAACGCCATTAGGCTTAATCCCATCCTACGCAATGGAACAAACTGCGTGGGTACATAAGTTAGGCGCAGAAAAATATGGGCCTTTTAACTGGCGCAAAACAGGAGTTTGTGCCAGCACTTACGTCAACGCTATTCTGCGACACTTAAACGCATGGCGTGATGGTGAAACAGTCGATCCTGAATCTGGCATCAGCCATCTGGCACACGTTGCCTGTAGCTGTAATATCTTACTTGATGCAGGATTCTGTGGCACGTTGCAGGATGATCGTAACATTACGCTGCCTAATACGGCTGTAAGTAAAATGGATAGGCCCATGCCGATTCAGCATACAGAGTACAGGTTTCTTGAAATAGGAGAGTTTATACAGGAAGGCGACGAATATTACGGTGGCGATAAGTGGTACGTCACAAACTATAATCCAGCTTGGAAGTGTACAGCAGCGGCATCAAATGTTTACCGCCGCAAAGTTGAAACAAGCAACGAGCCTGAATTCCACAGCACCACATTCAATTGGCTTAATCTCATGTCTGATTCCAAAGACAATGAGCCTGATCTTTGCACGTGCGGCAGGATCAAGATAAACCACTTCATGTTGGGCCTAATCTGCGAAGACTGCGAAATCCGTTGGCAAGATCCCTATTGATTTTGCTGCACACTAATTTTACTAAGCTATGAAAATACCAGAACCAATTAAAATCAAAGGCCATTACGGCAACCATACGTGTACGGCAATTCCGCTTTCGGATTCACTGTTCCAGCTAAAATTTGAAGGCTATGGAGATGTTGTTCGTTGTGGCGGGTTTGCTGACGATCCAACAGGCAAACAGGGCTTGAGCTTCATTGATCCTGCTGGCGGACCATTTATCGGCGTTGGCTCCATTGCACAGCAGTACCATGCTTCGCTGCCGAACCGCCGCATTAAGCGGATCGTAAGCAACGAAGGCGCAACGCTTATCCACATCGAGTCCATTGACGACGATCTGGACGAGCCGTTGGGCGTTGCTTGTTCGCTCGATGATCCTGAATGCGAAAGCTGCCAATAAGAAAATAATTTTAAATTTTTCTTGCGCTCCGCTGGCAAAAGAACTATGACTGATTCTGTTGGTGCTGTTGTGGGCTTGGCCCGTCCCACAACGTAAAAGTTCCATGCGGATTCCAAATCCACAGAAAGTCAACTGGCCGCCACTCTACTAAAACTATGAACATTACACTTACAAAAGAACAAGAGGATAGCGTTATTGCAAGCTATCAGGAGGCTGTTGCCACTGCAATTAAAACCACAGTAGAAACTGAACTTCGCTCAATTAGGACTAACTGGAGACTTCAAGAACAAGTGCAACAACTGCTACAAAAACAGTTTGGTGATATTCTGAATGAAGTCATTACTGAAAAGCTAAAGTACAAAAAAGTAGTGGAGGAATTAGTTAGCGAAAAACTGGCAGCATCAATCCAAAACCGTTTGACCAGACAACTAAACGCTCTATCTAAAACCGAAACACAAGCATGAAAATTACTTTAGAACTTTGGGATGACCAGAGCTGCATTACGGAAGAAACCAACTCATCACTTTGGGTGATGAGTCTTAACGGGAAAGATTTCCCGCCAAATAAGGACTCACTAATGACATTGGAAACCGCTCACAAGATTGTGGGTAAATTACTGGAAATTGAAGAACTAACAAACATCGACGCATGAACAAAAAAAACGCACACAAATTCCTGCCAATCGTCCAAGCATTGATTGATGGCAAGCAAATACAATATAAACAAGGATGTAAAGACAACTCATATTGGGTGGACTTTGAACATGACGAAGAAATCGGATTTTACGACGATCCAGAAGATTACCGCATCAAACCAGAACCGCGCACGTTTGAAATGCATATTAACGAAAAAGGCGTAATGTATCCAGTGGCATCCTATCCGTTAACAATGAATGGATTTGAACGCATCAAAGTGCAGGAGGTGCTAGAATGACTGACGAACAAATCAACATAGCAATCGCTGAAGCGTGTGGGTGGAGACAAGTAACTCTAGATAATAAACCAGAAGAAATATGGGAACATGAAAGCCCATCGTATCGGTGTAGAGCCGAATCAAAACTTCCCAATTATGCAGGATGCCTAAATGCGATGCATGAGGCTGAGAAGACGTTGAATAGAGATTCTCGCTATGACCTAATTGGGGGATATGGCTTATATTTAGTTGCATTAGAACATAATGTATCCGCAACCGCTCGCCAACGAGCAGAAGCCTTTCTACGAACACTTGGAAAATGGGAGGAGGAAGCATGAGAAGCAGCACAGAAACAATTATCGGCGCACTACGCATTCTCGCTGGTGATATACTAAGCGAAGAAGGAGTCGCCAACGCAGCCATTGCAGAAGCAGCGGATCGGATGGAGGAACTATGCAGCGAACTGCTATTTCAAAAACGACTAGCTGAGAAATACGTCGAAGCAGGAAAGATCTGTGCGAAGATCTACATAGCGCGGAACATTACACTTTCAGAAAAATGCATTGTTTCAGCACTTGCTGAAATCGACAAAGTTTATCGAACACAAAACGATGGAAACTAAATGAGCGATACACCAGAAACGGACGATTGCGTAAAAGAAAATAAGCATATCAAATTCTTGGAAGAAGATCATTGGTCTTTAAATGGTAAATTTACATTTACGCATCCAATCGTTGCTTTATGCCGAAAGTTGGAACGCCAACTGTATGGATTGGGGTCAGCGGCAGATTGTGTAAGTGATTTGCTTACCGATCAGCGAAACAGATTTATCAAAGCTATTGAGGCATTAAAATATTGGAGAGATATTTCTGAATGCGATTGCAGTAACTCTCTGCCACACGGAGGATGTCTGCGGTGCGATTTAGACCGCATATTAAAAGAAACCAACCAAAACGATGGAAACTAAATGAGCGATACACCAGAAACCGACAAACTAATACGAACGTATCACACGGTAATTGGAACCGATGCCATTGGGCTAGCTTCCAAACTCACATTAAAATGCATGGAATTAGAACGTGAACGCGATGAAGCAGTACAAGCACTACGCAACATCAGAGCGGATTGGGGCGGAATGGTTATTGATGATGGATGCTATTGCTCAGACTGTGAATTTCTACGGCCTATTGATGCGATCCTAAACAAGTATAAAGTATGAGAACAGTAAAAGAAGAACAGTTGCAACAAGAAGTCAAAATCTGGAAATCAAGAGCGCAAGCACATGAGGAAAACTACTTGCGGATGCTCAAGCGCATTGATGAAGTTGTTGCAGAACGCAATGAAGCAGTTCGTAGTTGTCATATCTGGCAGAAAGGACACTCCGATATTGTTACCGAACGTGACTTGTGGCGAGAAGAAGCAGATCGTTGGCGCAATATGTATTTGGAGTACGACGAGATGCTGGAGTGTCAAGTGCAGGAAGCTGTGGACAGGCTTAACAAAGTTTGGGAAGATTTGGATAAGCTCAAGAAGAAAGTACAGGATGATCTACGGGAAGACTAAACTGCAATGGTGCAGACGCTGCCAGCAGGACAAGCCAGTACGAGAATTCTACGAAAGCCACCGCACGCGCTGTATGCGCTGCATTTCTGAATGTAAAAAAGAAGCTTATAAAGACCCCGTAAAAAGGCAACAGCAAAGGCTTCGATGCAAGAAGAACTACTACGAAAACAAAATTAAAAATGACCAATAACGAAATAGAAGAACCGTTTAACTTAGGTTTGCTACAACTCTGTTTAGACGTATGCTTAACTACGCAAAACTGGAGTGAAGCTGAAAAGTACCAAGCACGAATTACAGACTTTATTCGCAAACTAAATGTCCACAACTAAAATTCTTTTGAACCAAGAGTCTTACCAAGACCTATATTCTTGGGAACACGCAGTAATTTGCGCGTACGCGGACCTTGGTTTACGGTTAGATCCAAACTTGGACGCTTACGCAGCCATTGGAAACCTATTGACTTTAGTAAGGAAATATGGTAATACCTGCGAATGCAAACCATTATTGGAATTGACAACGGTCTTACCGGAGGCTTGTGTGCCTTGAACCGTGAATCTTTGGAAATTGTTGGGCTGGCCCCAATGCCTTGCAAACCGTTTGGATTTAAAAACGAAGTTAACGTGCAAACCGTTTTGGACTGGATCCAACAATTTCCAAACCCAACCGTTGCAATTGAAGAGCCTTTGCACTTTGCTGCAACGTTGGCGTCTATGCGTAGCATGATGCTAAGCTTTGGCAAAATAGTGGGAGCGTGCACCGTGCTTCAAGTACCTTGTATCAGGGTTCAAGTAAAGGACTGGCAAGACGCAATGTTGGGTGCACGAAAGACAAAGGGCTTGACAAAAGTAGTTGCTTTAGCTAAAGCAAAACAACGTTGGCCAAAACAAAAGTGGAGCGTTGGCCGGGGCCAAGCACCGCACGATGGAATAGTTGACGCATCCTTAATAGCAGTTTACGCAAATGAAAATATTGTACTGGAACCGAGAAGACCTAGCCGTAGAGCTAAAACTACTAGAGCCCGGAAAGTGGCTAGTAAACATTGACGTTGATCAACCCGCTTGGACCGAGTTCATTGTTGGTACGCGCTTGCAGTGGTACAATCCCGCATTGCCAAACCGTGTAATACAAGCGGTTAATTTTGAGTGTTACTCCGTGGATCCAAGCGGTTACGAGTACTTTGGCTGGATCATTTATACAAAATGAAAACACTTTATCCTGCGCAACAAACTGCTTTGGAGTGCTTTTTACAAGCCCAGCAAAGCGGCCTTAGCACCTTAGACTCAAGCGTTGTTGGAACTGGTAAGACCGTGGTTGCCGCTCACCTGACCCAACAGCTAGGTCAGCCTTTTGGTGTAGTTTGTCCAAAGGCCGTTATAACGAGCTGGAAGCGCGAGCTAGCCCAGCACGGCCTTACGCCGTTGTTCGTGCTAAACTACGAACAAATTCGAAACGGCAAAACAGGGTACCTGAAAAAAGCTGGTAAGAAAATTATGCGTTGGTGCTTGCCGCCGGACTCGTTATTGATTTTTGACGAGGTGCAGAAGTGCAAAAGTCCATTTACTCAAAACGCGCAGTTGCTAATATCTGCAAAGCAGCAGGGATTTAAGCTCCACTTGCTAAGCGCGACAGCTTGCGAAGATCCAACCGAAATGCGTGCAATTGGGTTTAGCTTGGGCCTACACAGCTTAAACAACGCCAACGGCCAGCTTAAGAGCTGGCAGAGCTGGATGTACACGGTTGGGTGCAAGCAAGACACTTGGGGCGGTTGGTACTTAAGCGACCGCAAAAAGCTCAAGGACGTTAAGGACCAAATCTACAAAAACAAACGAAATGGTTTTAGGCTTACAGTTGCGGACTTTCCTGATTCGTTCCGCGACAACCGAGTACAAGTTTTACCAGTAAACTGCGTAAAGGCCGTGGGTTCAGCGTACACCAAAAACAACTTAACCGAAGAAGCGTTGCTTAGTTACATTGACGATTCTGTGGTTATTGAAGATCCAGCACAAGAAGAGATCTTTATTGTGCGGCTTTTACGGGCCCGGCAAGAAGCTGAGCTTGGCAAGGTTCCCGAGTTACTTGCATTAGCTGACGACTACGCTGAGCAAGGCTTGGCCGTTGTTTTGTTTGTAAACTTCCGGGCAACCAGCGACGCATTGGTAGAGCACTTAAAGTGCCGCACCATTCAAGGAGGCCAAACGGCCGAGGCCCGGCAACAAGCCATTGATCGATTCCAAAACGACCAAGACCAAGTCCTAGTTGTTAACATTGAAGCTGGTGGCACAGGCCTTTCCTTGCACGACGTTAACGGTGTACGGCCCAGAGTAAGCTTAATTAGCCCAACCTTTAACGCCAAGTCGCACTTGCAAGTTTTGGGCCGGATCCACCGAAACGGAGCTAAGTCCGACGCGCTGCAACAGATCGTTGTTGCAGCCGACACAATTGAGGAGTCAGTGGTGCAAGCAGTAGAACGCAAGTGTAAAAACTTACGAGACTTGCACGGCGAATAATTTCTCTTGACCAAACGAAACTTTTAGAATAAGAAAATCCCCCACACAAAAATGAGTAATACACCAGACCATTCAGAAAGATCCCACGCAGAGTTCGGCCCTAGCAGCCTAAAGCACGTACACGCCTGTGCAGGTTGGCAGAGCCGTGGCGGCACAAACGAAGCCGCCGAAATGGGTACACGGATTCACGAAGCCGTTGAAATCTTAAACCCTAGCGCGTTGCATAACGAGCAAGAGGTCGAGATCTACAACAAGCTAATCGAGGACATGGAAGGCGCGTTGCAATACCTACGCGACAAGGCTGGAAAAGAGCCTACCGTTCACCAAGAAATTCGCTTGGAAATGAAGTTAATTGATTGCGAAACTTTCGGTACCGCCGACATTGTAGCAATTGCCGGAACGTACGCTGTGCTGCACGACCACAAAACCGGAATCGGTAAAGTAGACGCACCGCCAAAAAACTGGCAAAGCAAAACGTACGCGGTTGGCGTGTTCCAACAATTCCCTGAAGTCCAAACTATTTTCGCGAGTTTTTCGTTGCCACAGCGCAACGAGCTTTTAATTGGCGAGTACACACGGGACCAGTTGCCTGAGTACATTGAAGAGATCTCCGCTGTAATTCAAGCTGGGCAAAGGGTCCGGCCGTTGTGGACCGACAAAACAACTCCGGACTTAGATGACTTGGACATTAGCTCTGGCTGCCAGTACTGCTTGCACCGCGACCGTTGCCCGGCCTTAGGTCATACAGCCGTAGAAATAGTTAAGCGTTCAAAGCCAGACTTCTTACCAGAAGGAACTCTAATTTCCGAAGAAATTGAAGACCTAGAAGTTTTAGCAAAGCTTTACGTAATTGCATCCATTGTTGAAAAATGGGCAGATGGTATTCGTGCTAAGGCAATTGCAAAAGCCAAAGAAGGTTTTGAACTGCCCGGCTTGCGCCTAAAAAGTATGGGCGCAACAAAAGTCGTTGTTGACAAGCAAGCATTTTACCAGTATGTAAATGAGCTCGGAATTGAAAAGGACTCGATTTTGGACTTAGTTCAGATCCCGGTTGCTAAGGTTCGCGACTTGTACGCGGCCAAGGCACCGAAGGGAAAGAAAACTGAATGGAGCCGCAAGTTTGAGCTCGAACTCGAAGCTGAAGAAATTTTGGAAAAAGGAACCGAACGGTTTACCTTGGCCCAAGACTAAGGCCAAACGTGGAACGCTAGCCTAACTTAAATTGGATTGCCACAAAAGAAACTAGAAAAGTGAAAACAGTAAACAAAGAAGTAGAAGTAGTAACAGCCGAGTTGGTTGTCCCCGCCAGTGCAGAAGTAGCTATTGCCCCGAACTATAATTCGGGTTTTAACTCGGAGGATTTCCACATCCCTCGTCTAAACTGCATTCAAAAAATGAGCGAGATCGAAGGTAATCCCGGAGATCTTGTTTTGGACCGCCGAGCAGTAGTGCTAAAGCCCGGAAAGAAATTGCCAGTAACGGTTGTTTCAATCCGTAAAAGCTGGACTGAGAAGGTTCCGTTTGAGGGTGAGTATAAACCAAAGTACGCGAATACTCCGGAAGAAGCTGCGGACCTTAAACTGCAAAGCAACTTCCCAATTATTCCAGTTGCAGATATTATTCTGCTTGTGCCGTACGATTCCTCAATTAGTACAATTGACGAAGAAGACGCCGCCGAGCTATTCCCATTCTTGGTAGGCGATACTGCTTACCAGTTGGCGAAGCTCACGGTGCAAAGCTTCGCTTTTGACCATACGTTCAAAATCGTAAACAGCTTCCACGCTGGAAATCCAAACCTTACCTTAACTGGTCAGAGTTGGAACCTCGGTTCGCTTCTTTTGGAGCGCGGCCGTTATAGTTGGTACGTGCCAGTTCTTGGCCGTAGCAATCGTGCGCAAGACCCAGAGGTACTTGCATTCCTTAATCGCCTAGTAAACGGACAATCGAAGTAATGAGCCTACAAATCGCAGAACACCCGAATCCACTCCCAATCCTTGAGAAAGAACTCGCAAGCGTTAACGGAGTATGTGAAGAGCTTGAAGATAACATCAGCAAGCTTATTACACAGTTGCACGGCCTTTGCGCTGTGCGAAACGCAATTAGCAACGAAATCAAAAGGCTCGGCCCCAACGCTGAGCAGCTTGAATTCGAAATTATTGAATAACGAATAAACTAAAAACCTAAAGGTGCCTACTGCTCGGTTGCGGTAGGCACCTTTTTAATGCACTAAATTATGATTACTTACGCTGTTGACTTTGAGTCGTACTACGACAAAGACTGTTCTATTTCTGTTTATGGGCCTCGAGGCTACTTTTCTCACCCAAAATTTGACGCTTACATGGTTTCCGTGGTTGGCGACAACGGCTACGAATTCTGTGGCCACCCCAAAGATTTTAACTGGACCTTACTTTCTGGAGAACTTGTGCTTAGCCACAACGCTTCTTTCGATGAAGGCTTGTACCTTTACGGCGTGGAGCAAGGCTGGTGGCCTTCCGTACCTTACTCAGAATGGCATTGCACCGCAGACTTAGCCGCGTTTTTAGGTAAGCCCCGCGCTTTGAAAAATGCTGTTAAGGACGTGTTTGGCGTTGAGCTAAGCAAAGAAACTCGGGACAACATGAAGGGCTTGGACTGGGCCGCAATGACGCCCGAGTTTAAAGCAGAAGTGCTAGAGTACGCTTTGGATGATAGCCGTTGGTGCTTAAAGCTTTGGCAAGAACTGCAAAGCCAGTGGCCAGAGTACGAGCGTTACTACAGCGCACACACGCGTAAGATCTGCCGTCGGGGGATTCCTGTGGACGAAAAGCTTATTGACCATAACGCAGGTATTCTACGCGTTGCCCTTTTTGAAGCCCAGCAAGCTATTCCTTGGCGCGACTCCGGCGCGTTGCTTAGCCGAACCGAAGCCAACAAGGCTTGCCGTGCGGCCGGAATTACCCCGCCAAAGAGTTGGGCAATGGGAGACGAGGAGTGCGAGGCTTGGCTTGACGCCAACGCTGAAACGTTTCCTTGGGTTTTTGCAGTGCGTGGATACCGCCGAATTAACGCGCTTCTTAAAAAGGTTGAAGCGTTTGAAAAAGGTACGAGTAATGAAAGGTACTACGGCGGCCTAATGTACTGTGGGGCCCACACCAAACGTTTTAGCGGAAGCGGCGGCAACTTAAACCTGCAAAACTTGCCACGCAAAGAAATGTTTGGAGTTGACCTACGCGGTCAAATTAAGGCTCCAGAAGGATCCAGCTTTGTTGTTGTTGACCTTAGCCAGATCGAGGTACGTACCCTTTGCTGGTTAGCCAAGGACTGGGATACCCTAAACGAAATTCGTAACACGGACGATATGTACGAGGCCTTCGCAATTCGGTTCGGCCTTTGGAGCAAGGACCAAGGATCAATGAAAGAGCTAAACCCAAACCTGCGCCAAACCGTAAAGGGCATGGTTTTGGGTTGCGGGTACGGTGCCTCGGCCAAGAAGTACGCAATGATTATGAAGTGCAGCTTGGAAGAAGCCACAAAAAGTGTAAGGCTTTACCAAACCAAAATGAACAAGGTTGTGGAGCTATGGCGCAAGTTTGAACGCGAAATTAAAATGTCGTCCAAGTCCGGTGAGTACCGCGTTGAGCTACCCAGCGGGAACGCCATGCACTACAAAAGCGTTAGCAAAACCGCAGATGCATTGGTTTGCACAATGGTGCGAAATGGACGGCCTGTTCTAGTACGTCCTTGGCACGGAATGCTTACCGAGAACTGCTTAATTGGTGAAACTAATATTTTATCAAAACAGCGCGGATGGATTCAAATTCAAGACGTACGTTTAGATGATAAACTTTGGGACGGTTTAGACTTTGTTGAACATAAAGGTCTAATCAACTCAGGTATTCAAGAAGTTATTCAGTGCCACGGTGTTACGTGTACCCCAGAACACCAATTCCTACTTGAAGATAATTGGACTTCTGCCGAAAAAGCTAGACATCTAAAATTAAGTTTGGTACGTTTACCGCATGAAGTTAACAAACAAAGCAAAGAATTATGCCGGAATAAAGTTTGGGACCTGCTTAGTGGTAAGACCTATTGGGAAACACATACGAAATATTATTTGGGAGCTACAATGCGATTGTGGCAAAAAAGTGAATCGTTTATCCGGAGAACTTGTAACTGGGAAGTTTTGCTCAAAAACTTGTCCACTGCTTTCTTCCAAAATTTCGGAACAAAATTCTACGCACAAAAAAAGCAAACACAAACTTTTTTCAGTGTGGCGTTCAATGAACGACCGTTGTCGGCTAACAACACATCAAGCTTGGAAGAACTATGGGGGTCGTGGAATTACAGTATGCCAAGAATGGCAAGATTCATTTCAGGCATTTTGGGATCAAATGTACCCATCATGGTCGGAGGGCCTTTGCTTAGACCGCATAGACAACAACAAGGGCTACTCTTTCGAAAACTGTCGATGGGCAACTTATCAGGAAAATATGCGGAACACTCGACACTCACGAATTCCCGGTTGGGTCTTGGATCAAAGCGACAAAAATGGAATTGCACGATCAACGCTTTTATTCAGAATAAATGCTGGAGTGTCTTTCGAAATAGCAAGCACCCTGAAACCGAGTCATTCAAACAGGTATTCGACATCAGAGACTGCGGACCTAGAAATAGATTTGTCGTGCGCGGAAGCCAAGGCCAAATTTTAATAGCACATAATTGTAGCCAGAGCTTGGCCAGAGATATTTTTTGCTACCACCTACGCAAGATCGAGGAGGCAGGACACAAAATCATTTTGCACGTACACGACGAAGTGGTAATTGAGTGCGCGGACGCGGACGCACAAAGCACTTTAGCCAACGTGGTTGCGCTTATGCGTACGCCGCCGCCTTGGATCCCAGACATTCCTTTGGACGCAGAAGGCCACGTTGTTAAAATTTACACCAAATAATTGCTTGACCAAGAATCAAGCACCAAGTAACAAGAATCAAGTTCCATGAAATATTACTCAATTCCAAACCTCAGAGCCAACGCCGCCGCACCTTTTGATCCAACAACGTGGGCAGGTAATTACCCAGACCTAAAAAGCAAGTCCGCGTTTCGGGCTTGGTGCGCTAGCGTAGATACCAAGCACGCATTTATTTCAGGTGTAGAAGGTGTAAACCCAAACGAGCGTGTTGGGACCCAGAACCCACCGTGCAAAGTACACGCGTTCGTTGTGGATTACGACGTGCCAGTTGACTGGACCACGCTTAAGGATACAATAGACAAGAAGCGTGGTACTGGTCCAATGCCCACGTGGGCTATTAAAACTTGGTCCGATCACTTGCGGTTGGTGTGGGAGCTGGAAGAGCCTTTAATGGTTACCGAAGATACGGCCGAGCTAGTTCTTGAGCAGCTTAGCAAAATCGTTAATGCGCCAAAGCTTTACGCTGGATATGATTCGGCTAGTACCAAACCAAGCCAGTACTACGAGGTTGGCACAAACTGGAAAAACTTTGGCGGTCGTATTTCTACTGGAGACGGCTTAACCGCGTTGTTTAAGGTAGGATCGGGTAAAAAAGTAGTTACGGACGTATCGGTTCCGTTGGACGTAGTGGCCGCTGAAGTTGCGGAGCGTTGGCCGAACCGTTGGAAAGGCGAGTTTGTAGAAGGCTCGCGCGGACCATTATTCTGGATCGAGGACGGCGTTGAACGCGAAGGCGCAATGGTTAAAGCTGACGGCATGATCTGCTATAGCGACCGGGCCGGAGCACCTTTTGTTACTTGGCGTGAGATCTTGGGCAACGGCTTTGTTCAGAAGTATGAAACCAAAAGGCTAGTAGAAGGCGTTAGCGATATTTGGTACGACGGCCGGGACTTCTGGATTACTGGTCCTTTGGGCCCAATCCGTAACATCCGAGACAACGTAATTCTGCATCTTAAAATGGCTGGTTTTAGCCAAGAAAAAAAGAAGGGTCAGAAAGTAACTGAAATCGAAAGCGCGTTGCACCACATTATTACGCACAACCGCGTGGACGGTGCGGCTCCTTTTGTGTTCCGTGAAGAACGTTTAATCGTTGAACCAGACGGCCGACGCTTGGTTAACACTAGCCGCTGCAAGGCCTTGGTTCCCGCCATAACTGGTGAGCCTTCTGACTGGCCATGGCTGCATAGCTTCTTCCAAAGGTTCTTTGACCCAATTGCAGACGAGCTCGGTTGTACCCCTTTGGACTTCTGGTACGCATGGCTTAGCCGGGCTTACCAAGCGTCGTACTACAAGCGTCAGCTTAGCGGCCACGCCGTTATTATTGCTGGACCTCCCCGGCGCGGTAAGACCTTGCTTAGCCAGTTTATTGTTGGCAGCTTGCTTGGAGGCCACGCCGACGCAAGCGAGTACTTAAGCGCAAAGACTACGTTTAACAAAGCCCTAAGCGAGGTTCCAGTTTGGACCGTGGACGACTCTGTTTCGGCAACGAACTTTGCGGACCACCGTAAGTTTGTGGAAATGCTTAAGAAGCTTGTTGCTAACCCGCGCATTCAAGTTGAGGCAAAGTACGCGGACCGCACTGATATTAACTGGTACGGCCGCGCCATTATTACCTTGAACGAGGATGCCAACAGCTTAAGCATGATTCCAACCTTAGAAAGCTCTAACCGCGATAAGCTTATGGCTTTCCGCATTGCACAGAACTCGTGCCGCGAGTTCTTGCCAAACGAACAGCAGGAGTCTTTAATCCGGCGCGAGCTTCCATTCTTTGCGCGTTGGCTATTGGACTACGAACCGAACCAAGCTGTTTTAGGTAGCGCACGTTATGGCGTGCGGAGCTACTTCCACCCAATGGTTGAGAATTCTGCACGGGATTCCAGTACAAGACAGGGATCTACGGAGCTCCTAGACATTTTCCTTAAGTACTACTCGGACGCTAATCCGAACCATGAAGTGTGGACTGGTACCACAACCCAGCTAATTGTAGAGATTAACCGCATTGACGAGCTTCGAGGCTTTCCTGTGGTGCGCGAGCCAATGCGCTTGCAGCGGGACCTTAGCAGTGCCGAGGAGTACTCTGCAAGTAACGCTTCGGCCCGGAAGATTAGTAGTATGTCAACTGGAAGCGGCCGGATCTGGACAATCCAAATTAACAAGGATGCATGAAACTTCGACACTCACACACACTTATGGATAACACATTAACGTTTGCCCTTTACGGACAAGATTGGAGGCTTGAACTTAACGCCACTATGGTTAGCGGTCCAGAAGACGTGGACGTAGACTTAGAGTGCTTTGGAGCAGTACCCGTAGAAGACCAAGAGTATGCCTTGGTTTGGGTAGACTCTTGCGCAGACTTAGTTGTGGAAGACTTTATGGTCCCACCATTTATTGAAATCCACAGAGAATTCAAAGAGATGCTGCTTGAAGGATTCGCCTTGCAAAGCAGTTAGTATTGGTTTCGCGTTGCGTAGATCCCTTCTCCGTAGAGCTGGAGGTCTAGGCTTGGGCGGGCAGGTCCTCGGTACTGATCGAGCTGCTCGTCCAAGTACTGGCGGCACTTGCCCCAATGGATTTCAGAGCGTTCCAAGTCAGCGTTGTCCTCGGCCAGAATGGCAAGCATTGCGTGCTTAAGAATGGAGATCTGCGAGATGTAAACAATGTCGTCGTCATTTTGCACGGGTACAAAGCGTCGTTTGCATAGCACGTGTACAAAGGATCCGGACCGAGCTTGTGGTACGCGGTACCTGCGGAACCTTGCAACGCCGTCTCCGGGGCCAACCGTTGCAAAAATCTTTCCGCTAGTTCCATCATATCCTGTCATAACCAGACGAAGATCATACCTATGTAAAAGGCCTGAGTATTTAATAGACTCAATACCATTAAAGGTCCCGCCAATATTAAAAGACCCATCATTAACATTATTTGTTTCAACTTGAAGTACGTTATCCGGATTAGAATAACTAGCTACAGTAATACGTTCATCAAGAGCAAAACTAATTCCAGTTGTATTTGGTGAGTCAGTTGCTGGTGTAACATAAATAGTTCCATCGTTCGTAAGGTCTGGATCAAGGTCCAAGATCTCGTTTAAAACTGGACGGTACCCATCGTCTACCAAGCCAAAGTTTAGGGTAGAGTCGTAGTTAGTTCCAACCGCGCGGTAGTCGTGCCAAAGGCTATGCACTCGCGTTGGTTGGCTATCTACCGAAGCAAATAGAACAGTATCGCCTTGGTCAGGCATAGTAAAGTAGCCGTTGCTACAGTCAAACGATCCTTCAACGGTAAGGTCACGCCAAATTCCCATTCCATAAATTACCTCCAAAGCTTGGTTTAATACGGGCGCAACGCTTTGGCCGGGTCCGGTATACGTTGAAAGAGCTTGGCTTAGTTGGCCTAGGGTAGTTGCGTGCATAATTTTACTTGGCTTTGGTGTTCATTTTCTGGCGCAAAGTAGACTTCTGGGTCGAGTCTACGCCTGTGCCCGAGTTCAAAAGATAACGAACTTTCTTTTGTACTTTGGAGCTAAGCTTGGCTAATTTCATTTCTGGTTAAAAGCTTGTTTGTACCGATCCTCGAATACGGTTTGGAAAGTCTTTGGCTTCTCGCTTTTAATAATGGCAGCGGCCTCATCCATGCGTTTATAAACGCCAGTACCTTTTGCTTTTGACTTGCGGTATTCTTCGTTATCTAAGTATTCCTTTGCAGCCTTTTCAAATTCTTGGTTCTGCAAGTACTTAATGGCCTTTGGTGAACCAGTAATGTCGCCTCGGTACGCGCCGGAAACCAAGTGAGCTTGAAGCTCGGGCGAAAACTCATTGAACTTATCTTGGCCAACCAAGCCCTTAATAAGTTTCATTTTCTCAGTAATGTCCTTTTCGGCCAAAGACTTTGCGGTAGCTTCGTCAATAGTTTTGTTGTAGTACGGACTCTTTTTAAGGTCAGCGTCTGAGCCGCTACCTATTAAAGTACCAATACCAATAGTCCACTTCTTTTTGTTAGAGTCCTTGTACGGCGCGGCCTTGTAGCCCTCGTGCTTAGTAATTACACTAAAAGCCTTGCTGGGCAAGTTCGGATCATCGTGCGGTGGAATAGGCTCTTCTTCGTCAGGCTTAAACTGCATTTGAATCTGCTCCTGACGCATAAGTTCCTCATACTCCGCAGGAGTAATTTTGGGCTTTACAAGAATAGGATCCACTTACTTAGCGTTTGGTTTAACCTTTACAGCACCGCTGTGCAGCTCGCGCTTGAGCTTGCCTTGTTCTTTGCCAGTTAATGGGCTAACCTTGCTAAGCAGGTACGCTACTTGTTTCTGAGTCTTAGTTTTCACGGGCCAATATTACGTTATGTAGGTACAGAAGTCAAGAAACTGATTTGGTTCCCCGGCAATGCCATTTCTTACGGCTTAAGTTATTTGGCGAGTTCGGGTCGCTTTTCCAGTCGCCTTTAATGTTGGCGGAACGGGCACAGTACGCGTCGCCTTTGGCTGTACCGGGCCGGATCCGGTCCACGCCGTCCTTGGCCTTACCAGCCTGTCCAAACTTAACGGTATTTTCACGACCCGTTTTCGGGTTAATAACTGTTTTCGAGAATCTTTTTTCCATAACGGTTTCTAGGTTAAACATTTAATGCGCAAAAAGCAAGCTATTTAAACGGTACGGCAGCGTTCAAAGAAGCGCGTCTTCGGGCGCATCCGCCGCAGCCAACTACATTTGTGCCAGCCACAGCGTCCAAAGTTCGGGCTATGGGCTGCGCCACAGCGGCAACTACATCGCCTAATCCAGCATACTTTTTGGCGGATACTCTAGGAATCGGGTAAGGTAACGGCTTCTCCTGTAACTTGTGGTTTGTTTCCATAATCAGTTGTTCTGTAGCACTCGTAACGGACATTTACAATTCTTCGCTGGCCCACAAAATCGGGTACGGGAATCTGGTACCAGCTTGAAAAACGGTCTGTTCCACCGCCAGCTGCGCCAGTCCATTCATAAGTCTCACCTTCAGTGAAGTATGTACGAAGTAAAGTCGTAGTATTCCAGCCAGTTGGCTCGTTCAGAATATCCCACGTGATTTTGAAGTACGTGCCTAAGTGCGCATCTGGAATTTTCCAACGGAATCTTGTTTTAGTTACGCCACCTTCAAGTTCTCCTGCGTAAAGAGATGAAGTACATGAAGTAGATGCGTAAGCACAAGAAGCTGGTTCAGTATCTGGTGGCGGAAATGTGAGATAAGTTTCAGCATCTGCTGAAATATCAGGTATAAATACTTCCTCACTCCATTCATCTACACCTGAATCAGCAATCCATGTAAAGTCATAGGAACAACCCGCATTAGTTCCATCAGCATAGGCTGGATCTAATCCAGCAGGACCAATTACTCCACACGGATTTTCTACACGATTAAAACCTCTGAAATTTGAAGTTCCCGTAATATAGTTATCGTCTGCGTCATAGCAATACCAATTAGCTGTTTTCCATTTTCCAACTAATTGATAACCTTCGGCATAAGATGGTGAGTATAAAACCCAATTCGTTTCGCATTCTTTAGTAGGCTCCAAACACGAAGGCATTGGGCAGCACCCGCACTGTGCAAGACGAGCGTTCCAGTCGTCAAGAGTCTCGATAACGGGATCAGGCATGGCTTAGAAGCGATGTACAGTGTATGTAGAAGGACAGAAACTCACGCTAATGTTTCCAGATCCAGCTGGCTGGAATCCTGTTTCAGTGAACACGCCTAAGTTAATGTAGCAGCGTTTTCCTGAAAGATCTGTAGCTGTTGGCACTGTGTTATCAGGGATAGCTACGTAAGCAATAGCAGAAGCCGTTGCTGTAAAACCAGCAAGTAGAACTCCGTCAACAGCGTATCCCGTTCCAGTTACGCCTAATATCATGTTCGTTCCAGCAGCGTGTTCTGGAGTACCGTCAGAAGCGATGATCTTAATGTCAGGCTCAATAAAGTTTCCAGTTCCGCCTGATACTTGACCACCAACTAAGTACGTGTCGCCAGCATCGTCAACGTACGTACCATAAAATGCTCCGCCAGAAATGGATACAGTTACGCCAGTAACTTGATTTCGCTCGGTAAGATCGCCTTCGATTTGGTAGCTGTGCGAAAACGAGTTTGGTTGAACTTGCGCTGCTGGCAAATTCGTATCAATTGCCTTTACTTCAATAATCATTCGGGCTTATAAATGGTAACTTGAGTCCTTAAGTACCCACCGCGAGCTGGTTCAAGCTTGTCTTGAGCAATGATTGAGTCAGGCCAATCCGTATAGTTAGTAGCTGGAATTGCTTTGTTAATTACGATGTAGTCCCAATCTGGATCAGAAGTTCCAGTAGAGTACGTTACTGTGGTGGCCGCACAAAGAGAAGGAGGTACGCGCAAGCCAAAGAACGGATTTGAAATATCAATGGGCAAAGGAAGCATTTGTACGGGGGCTTCTACCGTTGGTGCTGTTGCGTAGAATTTTTCAAACACTGTAGCTTTACACGGACCGCTATACTCGTAATGCCTGTACACTGGTTCAATGTACGTAGCTTGTTTGCCGTCGTTACGGGTAAATAGATTGGTAGTAAAGTAGTCAATTACTGGTGGCCAACCATAATTCATTGTTGTGCTGTACGTGCGTCCAACAGACGCAATAGAAGCTGGAATTACTTCCTGCTCAGAAATTGCGTACCACTTATCGGTAAGTTGGTCACCGCTGCGCTGCACGCCAGAGCTTTGTAAGCCCCAATACGAGTTTGTTTGGTCAGCAAAAAGCTCTTCAACTTTAGAGGTTCCCGTTACAATTTCACCTTTGTAGTAAAGAGTCTGCGTAAGAAACAATGGTTTACCGAAAGCTTGGTCGTAATCTACTTTAGTAAACGTAGCTTTTTTAATGTACGTAAGCTGCTCAGTAACGTACAGCGAGTTCAAGACTTGTTCTTGAGCATCGACTTGCTTGTACTCTGCCAGTACGTACGTGCCAGTAAAAATACCGTTTGGGCTAGTGCTCATAGCAGAACCCATTACGTAATTAGTTGGCGTAAAGCCAGCTCGTAGAGAGACGTAAGTGCGAACTACGGAGTCAAACTTCGTTCCGCCAATGTCAGCCTGACTGAACTGGTAGTTGTATAGGTCTTGGTTCTCGCGGTCCGCTGCGTAGAAGAACTCAAAGATTTCATTCCGCTCAATGTCTACTGGCTTAATGTAGACCAGTTTGTGGTGCGGCCATTTTGCAGCGTTAGGGTATGGGGTTCCGTATTCAGGAAATGGGCTGTTGCCGCGATTGCAGTCGTGGATCTCTGAGAAAACTACGTCACCCACTAAAGGCGTAGGGAACGTCTTGCGGTCCTGCCTATACGGTGCTTGGGGTAGTGCGGAGATTGGCATTTTAGATAAGGGCTGTTACCGATACGTTCATCCAGTCTACAGTAGCATTATTTGTAGCATCCGTATTTGTAACAAAAACTTCAATGAAGTCAGTATTAGCAAGTTCAACAATACACTGACATAACGCGTGAACTAAGTTACCTGTTCCTGTTGCAGAAGCTACAATACTTGACGACGTTATAAATGTGCTAGTGTTTTTATAAATGGCGAACTTATAGTCGTTCCCACTTGTCCCATGAAAGCTTATTGATGCCGCTACCAAAAATTTACGGGTTGCTGTTCCAGCATACGTTAGCCTATTACTGGAATGAGTAAAATTTGAAACAGTACCAACCGTTGTTGTTCCAGCAACTTTTACAAACGTGTTGATTGCAGCTATTGTTGTAGCAGATGCCGTTGAAATATAATACTCACCGTATGCGGATTGAGTAATGCCAGTTCCTCCATTGGCTACTGGAAGAGTTCCAGTAACACCAGTAGAAAGTGGCAAGCCAATACATCCCGTTAAAGTCTTATTCGTTAAAGTGTCGGTCGAGCTTGTAGTAACTACATTAACTCCTTCAACGGCGATCTTTCCAGCAGAAACTCTTGAAATGGTTGTGTCGGTTTCGTGTCCAATTTCAATAGTACCAATACCTAACGCAGTTGATGTTGACGACACTAGACCACTAATTGGTAATCCAGTACAGCTAGTAAGCGTACCAGAAGATGGTGTGCCTAAAGCTGGCGTAGTTAAAGTTGGAGAACTTAAAGTAGGGCTGCTTGAAAGTACCACGCCACCACTACCAGTTGAAGCAGCAGTTACACCAGTGCCACCACGAGCGACTGGTAGTGTGCCAGCCGTTACTTGCGACGCGTTAATTGAAATGGCATCAGATCCGCCGGAAGCATGACTGGCAGCATGTGCTGCTGCAATTCCTAAACCTGAAATAGTAAGTGTGTACGAGTCAGAAGGCATAAAATTTAGACGTTGTCAGTATATTGTGGGCGAACGGTAATAGACCCGTAAACCAAACGGCGGGTTACTATATTAGGAGAAGTACCTAGTACCATAAAAATATCCCAGTTATAAAGGTTAGTTCCAGCTTTAAGTAGCTTTGTATTCGCTTTAGAAAGCGCAAACGTTACAATTCCAAGGGTCTTTGGCGTTGAAATTGTAGGCGTAAAAGAAACTGCTTGTGACTTTGAGGCCAAGCTTTGAACGTCAGCATAAAACGTTGCAGTGGTAAGATCAACGGCAGCACCACTAGCATCCTTAATTGTAAGCACGAAACTGTAATCCGCTGCGCGGTCAAGAGTAATGTCGTAGTTGGCTGCAAGCATTAGGGTAAAGGTTTATGGTTTTGATTTATACATAGCCTCAAATGCAGCGTTCCAAGAAGCATTGTCAACTTCACTTCCATTATGAAGTAGATCATCAATTGACTGTGCAGACTCAATTAAAGGTATTTCATCAGTTAATTTAGCAAGTTTAGCTAATACTGTGCATGATTTTTTTACTTGAGCCAGAGTCTTATCTTGACTATAGAATGAAGAGCTACGGTCAGTGCATCTCCAAAGAGTGAGCTTTCCAATTTTAAGTTTTGCAGATACACTTACAATAATATTATTGAAACTTTCAAATGAAGATACAGATACTAAATCTGAAACTTTATCCCTACCAAAATTCTTACTTTCACTAACATCAGCTAGCGATTGATCTGCCAAAGTTTTAAGTTCTTCGTAAGTCATATTAAAAGTTTTGGTAATCAAGACCTGCTCCACCATTGTAGAGCTTAGTTATTTCAGCATTTGTCAGTGCGCGATTCCATATTGACATTGAATCCAATACTTCTGGAGCCATTCCAAAATCAAATGCATTATTTGAATTCAATCTAATATCTCCGCCGCTAACACTTACGGTTCGTCCATTACCATAATCATTAACAGTAAATTCATCTGAATTATTAAGAGACCCATCTATATATAAGGCAATCTTTCTTCCAGTAGTAGTCTTACTAAATACACCAGTAATAAAATGCCATGCGTTATCTGATATTGGATCAGAAGATGGTATTCTACCATTCAAGATATTATCATCATTATCAGTGCAAATTACATCAAAGTTTATTTCTCCTGCATCTGTAATGAAGAACCCAATAGCACCTTCACAACCAAATGGAACAGAATAATCAGAATAACTATTTTGAAAAAAACCTCTCTTAACCCAAAATGAAATAGATGCCTCAATATCTCCAGAATATGGTGATGAGTCATTAAACAGTGCCTGATTATAATTGAATGAAGCTGCGTTCCCGATTTTTCCAGCTACTACTGTTGGTGACGCATAAACAGATAAACTCAAACCTCCATGAGAATCAGGATATACTCCGTTAATGTCAACCGAATTAAGTTTCCAATGCGATATTAAACCATTAAGCAAGTTTATACCTGCCTTTTTGGCTTTAAGATTAACTAGAGTATTTCCTAATCCTAAACGCATTTAGTTTTAAAGTGCGACATAGAATACAGCAGTACCTGTAAGCGATCCACCCAATAATGGTGTATAGAGAATCGTACCTGCTGGCAGTGTAACACCGCTAAGTCCAGTGGCTAGTGGTGCTTGTGCAGCAGTTACAGTAAGCACAACATCAGTAAGACACTGTACAGCGCAGTATTGTCCAGCAGTGATTGTGGTAGCGGTAAGTACAACGCATCCTCCTTCACCGAAGGCTTGTTTGTCGATAGGGGTAATTGGCATAAGAGTAAGTGTGTTTAGGGTTACTTAGGTTTTTTTGCTGTTTTTGCAGCTTGCTTAAAATCTTTGGCTGTTGGAGCGGCTTTGCTACCAACTCGGTTCATTTTCTCGCCAGAACCAGCTTTAATGCGTTCTTGCTTTGCGTTGATATTTGCGTATAGTCCTTGTTTCATTCAGGTATTGTTTGTATGACCTATGCTAGATAGGGTACCGTAAACCAACTAAGAAGTCAAGTTATTGTACAGATTTTACTGCACTACTGGCTAGCCAGTTAAGAATGCCGTCCGCATACGCTTTAGCTAGCTCTTCACGGTGCCCGAAGAAAAATGCATTTTCCTTGGCGTTGCTGCCGAAGAAAGGCTCGCAAATAACGGCAGGGCAGTGTGTTTTACTTAGGAAAAGACCGCCGCGATCATCCGCATTGATTTGTTTCAAGCCTCTATTCTTCTGTTGCGGAAAGGCTTTGGTAAAGCTTTGGGTTAGCTCGTCAGCGAGCTTTAAACCTTTTGGACTGGTAAACCAGTGCAAGAACTCGTAGCCGTTAGCTTTGCCATCGTCGGAGCAATTGAAGTGGAGCTCTACGGCTACGTCTGCTTTAAGCTCTTGCAAGTGGCCAGCAAGCCAATTCATTGCGGTACCGTAGCCGCTGCCGTTGTATAGGCTTACTACTACAGCGTTGTGACCTGTTTGCTGGATTAGTTCGCAAACGCGTTTAGCCAAAGGCTGATTAAACGCCCACTCCGTTACGTTGTCCACGTTTACTGCGCCTTTATCACCTGCGCGGCTATGGCCTACGCATACTGCTACGAGTTTCTTATTTTGCATTGCCTATAATAATTGCACGTTGGTAGCTGTACTGGCTATGGTACTTTTGCAAGTTTCCAACCAATATACCTTCTTGGAAGTGGTAAACTACGCCCGGTTTAAGTGTAACGTGATCTGGACTATAAAGTGCGCTTTCGTTTGAGTCGCTGCGCGAGCCGTTCCATGCGCAGCTTGCTAGACCCATTGCCAATACTAGCGAGCCGATCAAGTTCATCTTCGATCTGATCCAGCTCTGTTTCGTGCTGCCTAAGCACCCATTGCGCATACGCATTGCACGCAGCAGTAAAAGCTTGGAGTAATGCGGTCCACGCATTCACTTTACAGAGTCAGCAGCCTTAATCAAACCGATTCCAGCAGTAACTCCGGTAAGCAAGGCACCAATATCAAAAGTGCTGGTCTTTAGAAAAGAAATCGCAGCAAACGTAACGGCAGAAATAATAGTAAGTATTCCAATTGCGGTGGTCTTCATATAGGTAAAGTACCACTTTTGGCGGGTTGGGTCAAGCAAAATTACTTCCGCTTCATGCCGCGCTCAATAGCAACCATAAACGAGTTGCCGCTATTTGGTTTTTGGCTAATGTCTGGGCTTCCATACATTTTGCCGCTTCCGCCACATTCTTGGCAGCACGAGCCTTCTTCCTCTTCCATTCCTTCGACAGCTTCATGCTCTGGACCTTCTTCAGCCTCGTGCATAGAATCCTCGCCTTGGTCCTTTGGCATAAGCACTGGCAAGCCGTTTAGCTGCAAAGGCATTAGGTGGTCACCCATAGCCACAAATGTTCCGGTAAGCTTAAAAGGCTTAACGTCGCCGTCCGCTGGAATTTGTAAACCTTCAGGAATTGGAATGTGCATAGTAGTTTTTACAGTTTTCGAATTACGTTGTACAAGGAAATTAGACCTACAATAAGACCTAAAACTAACGAAGCAGTACGCAAGTGCGCGTCTAACTGAGCCTGAAACGATACCACTACCCCCAAGGCGGGAACGGTAGAACCAGTGAACCAGTTAAAGCAACGCTCGAACATTTTACTTGTTTGGTTTTTTGGCCATTGCTTTTTCAATGGCACTCATAAATGAGTCGGCACCAGCCGCCGGGGCCGCCGGAGCTTGTTCCATTTCTTGTTCTGCGCCGCCTTGGGCCTCGGTACCTTCGCCTTCTGCGGCCATTTCTGGCGGAGATTCTTCCCCCTCACCACCCTCAACGGGAATTCCGTCAACGGCCAATGGGTAGAGCTCGCTACCGCGAACTTCAAAGGTAGTTACCAAATCAATTTGTCCGCTTTCCGGGACCTCAAGACCTTCAGGAATTTTAATGTTCATTTAAAAAAAGGGGTACCTGCATCCTGTTTTAAGTTTGCCAGAGGAAAGAGTCCCGAAACAGGATGCAGGATTAGGGTTTAGGATACACGATACCAGCTAGTACCATTGCTCAAGAAGCGAGCAGATGTAGCTGTAGCGATGTTCGATTGTGCGGCAAGATGACCAGTAGCAAGCGTAGAAATTGCAGCAGTTCCAGAACCACCGTTAATCACAAGAACTTCACGGAGCGTTCCAGAAGCTGTTGGAAGAGTAAGAGTACTAGTCGTACCGCTATTGATAAAGTAAACGCGAGTTGCAATAGTAGCTGTTCCCGCAGCAGCGGCAGTCAAATCAGCGGATTGAATACCACCGTAACCAGTCAAACGGCTATTGGCAGAGATAAGGCTGGTAATAGTTGCAGTCTTCGGTTTACGAAGAGCATCACTAAAGACTTGTACAAGATCGGCTCCAGCAAGATCTGCTGCGGCGATTGGAGAAATAGTAGGGGCGTCGTCTAAGGTAGGCATCGTTTTAAGTAGGTAAAAGATGAAGCTAAGGGGTATCCTTTTTAGGGATACCCCTTAGCGTTTAGGGTTTAGGCAGCAGGAGTGGTGCTTGTCCGAGCAAAGACAATCGCATAACCGAAGTTAGTTTTGATTGGCTTCGAAGCAGAAGCAAGGATACCACGGAAGAAACCAATTGTACCGTCTGGGTTAGTAACTTCGTTAGGGATGTTAGTCCACTTGAAGTCACCCTTGTAGTTAATTGGGTTGAACTGAAGTCCAGCAACACCAGAAATTGGTTCTGGGATTAGGGCTTCCATAACTTCTTCGTGCAGCACGTAAGCAGCTTCGTAAGTAGCCGTATCGTACGCGGTATTTGGAATAATTACGCCGTTCGAGCTCGAAGTGAACACGTAAGGTGAAACGCGGGTGTAGGTCGTACCACCGTCTTCGAAACGAGGAGCAAGATCGTCAACCAAGTGATAGTAACCACGGAACGACTTCTCAATTCCAAGAGGAGCGATTAGATCGCTAACCTTAGCAGAGTTATAACGAACGTCGTCGCGGAACCCGGCTTCGGTTTGGAGGAGATAAGAAGCTTCCGAGCTAAGAACAAGGCCAAATACTGGACGTCCGTTTTCACGGCCGTAAGCGTTGGTACCAGCTCCAGCACGAACCAACTTGAAGTACAGGTTATCAAGAACTTTGTTCGAGATATTTGCACTTGCAACGTACGTTGCGGCGATGTTAGTAACGTCTTTGGTAGCCGTACCAGACTTAGCAAATACACCGTTGGTGAAAGTACCAGTGGTCAAGCAGTTAACCGCAGTATCACAAAGGCGGTCATACTCGTCACGGTAACGCTCTTCCCAGCTATAACGGGTAGACTGCTTAAGCAGATCCATAATAGCACGAAGTTGTTCTTGGCGGTGAGCGGCGAAGCGAAGGTCTTCGATGTTAATCCGTGGGGATTCAATAACCGAACGAGCAAGCGAGTAGCTCTTAAGCGAACGGGTAAAATCAATGAAGCCTTTTCCGGTTCCGTCTGAAGGACCTTGTGGTCCAAGAACGTCTTTAACGGATGGGCTTGCAAGGAAACCAGTACGTGGGCCAGACTCGGCAGTACCGAGGCTACCCCAAGTTCCAAGACCAATAGCCGTATTAGCTTCATCGCCAGTTCCGTTACCAGTGCTGGTTACGTCGCGGACAGGAAGTGCACGGTCATAAATAATGGTGTTAAGCTGGTAACCCATGTCGCTTGGAAAAGCAGACTTCTTAATGAGGTCGATCCAAGGACTGGTGTGAAGCGTTTGAGCGTGGATGTCCATACCGATGCGGTTAGCTTCTTCGGTAAGGATCGTGTTAATTACTGCGGTACCGGAGCCGCCTTGGCTAAGGGTACCAACGTTTGTAAATGCCATAAAAGTAGTTTAGTAAGGAGTTAAAATTAAAAAGTTGAAACACAGGGTGCTTTGTTTGAAAACCAAATTGCACATAGGCTTGGCGTTCTAAAGCGGTTTTGTTAAACAACTTCCACGGTTTTAATTTTCTTACTCCCTTTTATAGCGCAATGTGCTTTTTAAGGCGTGTCCCATTGGCAGGACGTTCAGGAGTGTAGTAGAAATTTGGAACGCGTTTCTTTGTTCGCGGGTAATGTAGCACTAAATGAAGCAATACGTCAACAAAAAAGTTAACCCCGCCTATTTTTAATAGGCGGGGTTAACCTAGACACAACAACCAACAGAAATTATTTAACCACCCAACGCTTGGTTAATAGCGTCAACAAACGAACCGGACATACGCGGTGCTTGGCCAGTGCTGCTTGCAGAACCGCTTCCAGTTTTTGGGCTGGCCTTCTTAAACGACTCTAGTTCGTCCAACGCGTCCTCTAGCTCGGAGCGCAAGCTAGCAAACTCACGCACGATTTTTGGCAGCATATCCCCAGCGATCTTTGAGTACACCTTGTTATGCAAGTCCAAGCCGTCGAAGTCAGTATCTCCAGCACGTTTTGCAACGTTGCTAAAGTCCAAGTCTTCAATGGTTTTAAGGAAAGGAACTTTCGAAACGAGTTTGTCGTGAACTTGCTGAGCGGCTTGGTGCCTACGCTCGTAAGCCTTTGCAGACTCTTGCTTTGCGTTTTCAGCGTCAATTTGCTCGAGCTCGGCCAAAGCAGCCGAAGCGTTTTCTGCGAGCATTTGTTTACGCGCAACGATTAGCGGTACCTGCTCAGCCAAAGCATAAATGGCAAGCTTGTCGCGTTCCTTAACGCCTTCAAGCAAGTTCTCCAAAGCATCGTCTTGCTGGTCCCGGTCCGAGTACGAAAGAGCCTCAATAAGCTCGTCCGAATCAATTCCGTACTTGCTGGCAATGCTATCAGCAGTTTCAACGATTTGTACCATTGGAGCTTGAACCTCGTTTTGGTAAGCCCGAGTTGATTCCAGCTTGGTAATGGCCAAAGCTTGCTCGTACTGAGCAATGGTTTGTTCGACCTCTTCAGTTTCCTTGGTTCGGGACTGGAGTTCTTGGACGAGCCTTTCGCGTTCTTCCAGTTGTTGCCGGACCTGAGCGAGCTCGGTGTTTGCTTGCTTAAGCTCGGTCTTAATCTGCTTAAAGCGTCGGCCAGCTTTTCCACCGATTCCGTCTTCTTGGTCCTCGGTACTTTGCTCGGAAACCTCTTCATCGATTGGCAAGGTAGATTCGGGCTCGGTTCCTTCCTCGACTTGCGGAACATCTTCAATGTTTGAAGACTTTGGATCGTAAGGTTTTTCAGGCACAGATTCAATTTCTTGAACCTGATCTGGTTGGCTTACGTTTTCTGCGGCAGCAAACGCTGCTTCGATTGAGGAGAAGAAGTCGCCTCCACCTCCTTCTGACATTGCTGCTTCTGGAGCAGATTCGGTTACTTCACTCATAGTGTTAGGTTATCGTTAGGTTGTACGTAGCTCCACTCATCTTCCTGCGATTTGTCTACAGGCAAGACAGTCAAACGGCTTAAAGCATCTATAAAATCACAGTATCCAGCAAGGTACGCGTGGTTAATTGCTAGGGCATGATCGTCAGAAGAACTGAGATTAGATCCAGTTGGCATTGCCATGTGACGCACAAGCGCACACGCCAACATAAACGAAGGATTCGAAAAGATCTTTCGAAGCTCGTCAACGTTTTGTAAGTTTGAAAACCAGTGCTGGACTGGTACCGGAACGGCCACGCCCAGCGAGCTGGTGCGCTTTTTTTGTACTGGCATAATTTACTTTGAATTTTAACCTTGCAAGCTCGAGGCCATTTTAGCGTCCGCCAAAGCTCGCTCTTGCGAAGCCTTTGCAGCTCGAATTTGCAGTTCTAATTCGCCTTTTTTCTTAAGAAAGTCAAGCTTTAATTGCTGTTCCAGCATTTTTAGGTCGGTTGGGTTCTGACCTTCAGGTGCTTGTTGCGGCTGTTGCTGGCCGTCCTTTTGCTGTTTTTGTGCAGCGCGGGTAGCGTTAAGAATCTTTTGCCCGGTTTGCTGCAACACTTCTTGCGTTTGTGCCACAATAGTAGCGGCTGTTGGGTCCTGAGCCAACTGTTGCAAGTGCTGTGAAGCATGATCGTTAAGTGCTTGCAAGGCTGGCAAGGTCTGTACAAGGTCAGCTTCGCCAGAATCAATTGCGGCGGTAAGCTGAACCAACAACGGCAAGTGCTGGCCAAGATGCGTTTCATGCATTTCACCGGGTTGTACAGAAACAGGGTGCCCCGTTTGGAGTACGCTATTCTCGAGCTCAGCAACTTTAAGGTCCTGCGGAGGACGAGGAGCTTCTGGGCTTTGCACGTAACGGCTTGCGTTTTCGTAACCTACCCGTGCGGCAATTCGGTCGTAAACAATGTTGCGTTTGCCGACCTCGTCAAGCATAGGCATAAGAACTTCCAAGTCACCCAAGGCCGCGCTTCGGCTGCTTGCGTTGCCGTAACCAACGGCTTTGGTTGCAATGGTTTTGCTGAAGTCCAAAGTCTTAATAGCTAGCGTTTCAACTCCACGGTTTGCACAGCGGCGGTAAAAGTCACGCACGGCCAAATCGGACTTCGGTCCATTTACAATGCGGCGAACAACCTCGCGCAACAACCTGCGCCAGCTCGAGTAGAACTGGTTAATTTGTGCGGACGTAAGGCGCGTTGCTTGTTCTAGCTCGGCCTGAACTTGTTGCTTGCTACGGTACGCGCCGCCGCCTTCTGCACCCGCGCTGGTAAAGAAGTCCAAGTTCTGCTTTAGCTGGCCTTGGAGGTTTTCAAGTGCGGGCCCAACCGTTGTGGCAATGTTGGGTACGCCCTTTTCAATGACCTTGAAGTTTGGTGGTAGAACCGAGTACGGGCCGTAAAAGGTAAGGCTAAGATCGTTTAGGGCCCTTGGAGTTTCGGGCGCAAGCATAATTGAACTAGAAAGCATTGCCGAGTCAATAAGCTGGCACTGCAAACGGTTGCTTGTTTGTACGTGGTTGTAGATCCGGTGGCCCAATCCACGGATTGAGTGGTACGTTCCGTTTGTTCCTACCCCGTACGTAAACAAAAGGTAAGCTTGCTCTGGGTTGTCGAATCGGCTTGTGCCTTGGTGCAGGAAAGCTTTTGGGCTGTGCTCGGCAAAGCTAAAGTTCGAAACGGAACCGTCGAACTCGCGGACCCACAGGTTCACAACGTTTACTACGTTTGCGCGGATTCCAGTATAAAGGTCGTTATTTTTAAGCTCGCGCTGCACGTCTTCCCAGTCCGTAAATTGCCGGGCCGAGTTCTGGGTAGTTGCGGTTTTAATTACGCGGCGAACCTCTTCAACGTCCCAACCGTTTTGTGCGGCTACCGTTTCGTTTTCAATGAAGCTGTAAAGCTCGTGCACCATGTAAGCCCGGCGAGCGCAAGCAACTTCCACCGAGTGCTCGCTAGCTTGGGTTTGGCGCGGAATAAGGTAATCGCTTAGACCGCAAGCACGGAACCGGAAATTGAATTCGTCTTCGAAGTACGTAACGCCTACCCCGTGCATTAGGAACTGGTTTACCAAGCGCAAGTAAGTTCCGTAGAACTCGGGCCAGTTGCGCAGGGTTCGGGTAAGCTCTTCAGCAATTACGCCGTCGTTGTGCATACGGTCGCCCGGCTCGCCCAACGTCGTTTCGACCTGAACCAAGTTGTCAACCGAGTCAATAAGGTCAACGTAACCGCTAGCTGCAATGTCCAAGAAACGGCCAGCCTCACCGAAGTTTAGGTTGCAACGGCTTCCTTGGTTCGTTGACTTTAGCACGGCTGGGTCGTAAGGCGGTGCGCCGTCGAACATTGCTTGGATCCGGCTACGGTTAACGTTGGCCTTTTCGTCGGCGCGGAGCAGGGCTTGGAAAATACCTACGGCCGCGTTAACGTCGGCCAAGCGGCTGCCCTTTGGCGGACGGCCCAAATCGTCCAAGTTCAAAAGCTCGATCTCGGTTAGCCCGTGCTGGGCTTGAGCTTGCTTGTTTCGTTCGAACGTTGTTGGGATCGGCACAGCGCAAAAAGTACCTGATTCTAGTACCGAGAGTCAAGCTTATTTTTCAAGAAAGGTGACTTAGCGCAAAAAGGTACCCTTAACGAGCTTGAATAACCTTTGACACTAAATCACCTTACTTTTGGTTTCAAACGCGTTGGCGACCCCTTATAGGCTCAAAGAAGGGTACGTGAGTCCTGTTTCGTGATTCAAATTCCTTTCTGGCCCGGAGCGAGGCTAGCTAGCCGGGTAAGAGCTGCACGAGTCAAGGTGCGTCTGCGGCCCTTGCGGTCGTACAGCACAAACCTTTCAGTTTTTGCCGATACGTCTAAGTTCAGCTTGTTAAGGATTCCGCTTGGCTTTAGGCAGTAAGGCTGGCCGCTAGCATCAACAAAGTAAGTCACGAATCCGGATAAGGGTTCAAGGCTCGGGATGAGCTCTTGGTCGTCTAGTGCGCGAACTAGCGAACGGCGCAGTACGCTTGTGCGTCGGCCGTTCTGGTCGTATAGCTTAAAAGCCTCTTCGCCGTTCGGGGTCGTAAAGCGAGTTACGGTAAGGCTGCCGGACTTGGGTCCGCGCCGGATCGTGTTCTTGCGGTACGGTTGCCCGGTCTGGTCAAACGAGTAGTCAGGGAATCGAGCGAGCTCGAGAGTTGGTTGTTCTGGTGTTTCCATAAGTCGCGAAATGTCTTAACGCGAGTTGCGGCCGCCGTCAAGTAAAAACTGTCTACCCCATACCCTCTTATATAATCTTTTTTCTAGACATGGTCAAAGTTAACGTACTGGACAGTTTTAGACTTTATTGTAACAATGTAACTTTTATTGAAAAATCAATGAGTTATACAAATAACTGTCTACAACAAATGTCCATTATGTTCGCAAATCACTTTTTTTTTGAAATACTTTTCAAAGTGGTAGGTGTGGATGAAGACAGTTTTAACTGTCTAATACCGCACTTTAGGTGTTCAAGTGAACTATACGGCCTAACAGCGTTTCCGCTACTATTTAGTGTCTAGTACCCGCAACACGCGGTCCCACGCTGGCCAGAAAATATTGTCTAGCGCACGCACAACTGACTCTTGTTCGTACTGCTCGCTCCAGCCGACCCCGCTAATAAGTAACGACGCTTCGACCAGCTCGTGCCGTAAAGTCTCGCGCAAAGCAACTGGATCGCGCAACAAGTCCACGTTTAACTCGATCCGCATTTTATCGTATAAGAACTGCCCGTACGTGTCCTCAAGTTCTTTAACCTGAACCTTGACTCGTGTACCGCCCACCATTATTGACTTAGGAATTTTCATAAGAATTTCTTCGATATTATGTGAACTCGGTCCAAAAAGTCGTGCAAATCGCTGGTTCCCTTGGCGTAATTGCAAGTAATACAGCACGGAACACAGTTGTCGTACGTATAACCTAGCTTGTTTTGTAGTCGATCAATGCCCCAAGTCTTGTCTTCCGCTGGAGTTTCGCCGCAGAAAAAGCAAGGTTTCTCGAAAAACTCAAGCAATTCGTCTCGGCTTAAGTCGTGAACTAAGCCCCTGCCCTTGGCGGACGACCTATTCGCTGCCGCCCACACCTTAAAACGGGTATCGCGGTCGTTGCCCAACGCCTTTCTATACCGTTTTAGGTGCGCGTTTGCAGGTCTTTTCCTTTCGTTGTACCCCTTAATTTTGCTAACGCTGGTAAAAAATAGCCCACCAATTGAGCTCCGACTGTACGAGTAGAATACCTTGCTTCCAATAGCCTCGTAACGCCTAAACTTCGCGTCCGGGTTCTGATCCACCCACGCGCGAAGTTGCTGCCACTGCAAGTCTGACAATGCTTTGGATCCGGGCACAGCGAACCCCGCCCGTCTATGCGCCTTGATTTTTGCTTCTACGTCCAATTCGCTGCAATTAAAGCACACCAACGTCAAGTTCTAAAGAGAAATTTTTTTTGCAAGGGTGTATATATAATATATAGAGTCGAAAAAAAAATCTACCACCCCCCAGTAGCCCCACCATGCACGCTGATGCCCGCTCCAAAAATCCACCCGAACGGACCCAAACCACCTCGAATCCGCACCTTGTACCTTGAATCTTGCCTCCAGCACCTTGGTTCTAGCTCCATAACTCATTGAACTTGAAGCACTTGCAACATACAACTTGTAACAACATACATAATACGGAACGTGGTTTCTTTGGCAATTCAAACGGTTGTTTGAAACAGGTGCTTGATGCAGGGTTCACGGCCGCGCGGGCTTGTGGCCGTGGGGATCCAGAATGGCCGTGGTGCTCTGCTATTACACGCAACGTGATTCGTGGATCTTGCAACGTGAATCTTGAACCCAGCACCGTACACCCAAGCCGCACGGTACACTTGCTTGGTACACGGTTCACGGTGGGTGTACTATGGTTCTAGTACTACGAACCTAGTACTACGGATCTAGTACTACAAACCTAGTACCTGTTAGAATAATCTAACAACATCTAACAGGTACTTTCCAACACCCAAACCTTGCCCGTTTTTCTAACAATTTAAAAAAAGTTTTGGCCCTGCAACCCGCATAAAACCTAGGAAAACTGACTTTCTTGCCCCGCCGCCAAAAAAAAGTTGTAGACAGTTTCGGTGGGCCGTGTAGCTTGTGGTCGTTGCTGACAGCGGCAACCAACCAACCATGAAAACACCAACACCAAAACCAACAGACGCCACTCACGTCAGCGGCGGGCGTTTCTTCAGAGTCACCAAGATTCAAGGCTCACGGGTGTGGGCCTGCAAGTGGATCAAGTCCACTAACCGGTGGTCCAGACCACAGGAGTATATCAACTTTAACGTGGCGGGAGGTGACGCGTGAGTTACGCCTCAAGAAAATGGGCGGCTGGACAAGCCGCCCGTGATGCCGCTCAAGCAGAGCGGTACGCAAGGCAGCCATCCATACCTGCCATTGACTACGTGGCTTTGGCTAATACCCAAAGCGAGGCCGAAGCCAAAGCCAAGGCCGACGCAGAGGCTAGGCTCCTGTGGGAGCAAAGCCCAGAAGGCTTGGCCCATTTCGCGGCCTTAAGAGCAGAGGTTGCCGAGGCCAAAGCCAAGGCCGAAGCCGTTGCCGCAGACAACGCGGCGGCTATTTTAGCCCTCGAAAAATTGCTCCCCTTAACTGTGGAGCAAGTGGAATCACTCCCCCACCACAAACAGGAGCTAACTGATTGCGTCTGCCCCAAGTACGGGGCAGTAATCAAGAGCCACAAGGCTCCCAGCCGCTACGGCCACGGGAACTGCACCTATTCGTGGGTTGCAGTGGTTTCGCTCGATAAAATAACAAGTGCGGCGGTAGCTTCGCTGAAACCAACCGCCTGATGAGGATCTCCGGCGGGAGATCGAAACGCCGAAAGGCGTCGCGGACGCAAACAATAGTCCCAACCAACCAACTATGAACAAAGAAATCGACCTGAATATCGGGTTGGCCATTGGCCAGCAAAACAACGCGCTTACCAGTAGTCGCGTAAACCACGAGCTCCAGCTCTTGGGGCTCGTACAGGGTAAAAACAGGATCGCCCAAAGCGGCACCGAAACAACCTACGTTGTACGGTGCCAAGACTTGGGCGGGGCACCCATTGCGGAAAGGATCCACAAGCTGGCCGCAAGGCTCCAGCAGGACTGCATTGCGGCTGTGCCGCGTTGCGGGGCTCCACCGTTCTTGGTGGGACCCGACGCCCACAAGTGGGGCGGGTGCTTCTTGGCCGCCCACTGGTTAAGCCTTGACTAACCCGCCTGATGATGGCCCCTTGCAAGGGCCGAAACGCCGAAAGGCGTCGCGGACGCAAACAATAGTCCCAACCAACTAACCATGACCACTGAAACAATAGATTGCACCCCAACGTGGGAGTTCGCCGCCACCGTTTACATCGCCGTACTCCAGAACCCAGAGGCTAGCTTCGAGGCCATTACAGCCGCCAAGGGCGAGCTTTTGCTGTTAGCTCGCACCGTGGACCAACTCAACTCCAACCAAGAACCTTGAACCTTGAACCAACTACCATGAAACTATCAGATAAAATCAAAATCGCCGTTGCCTTGCACGGCAACCAATTCCGCGCCGTACAAGCCCAACTGGTGCATGACCTAGGACCAACTCCCGTGGCCTTGCACCGCAGCATTAACCACAGCGGCTGGAGCCTTACCAGCGTGCACTGCGGCTTCGTTATTTGCCGAGGCACCACCAAGGCCAAGGCCGTGGCCCACTACCAGCACATACTGGCCCACCGAAGCCCAGAAGAGGTTCTGGCGCGGATCCAACTGCGGGCCCCCGCACCATGCCCAGACTCTTTGGCCGAAGCTCACTTGGGCAAGCCAAGGTCCAGCGCACAGCAACAGCCGAGCTCGGCCGTGGCCGTGGCCGCCGCCATTGCCGAACGCGCCGCGCTTACCACGGACGAGCACCAAGCCGTGGTCCGCGCCTTGTGCAAGGCTGGACCTAACGCTGGCCGATTGCTGGCCAAGGCTCCTACTGGCTACCGCGACCCGCTAGGCCAAGCCGCTTGGAACGGGCTCCAGCCCAACCCGTACAAGGTCCAAACCAGTAGCATTCTGTTTGCTGGACCAACGGAAAAGGCCTTGCTGGATAAACTGCACGGAAAGAACTGGCCAGTATGGCTTGACTCCGACGCAGATGCTCTGGTAAAGCTGGGCGTGTGGTAAAAACCAACAACCGACAACCAACCATGAGCAAAACCAGAATCCAACTCGACTGGGCCCCAGTGGTCCGAAGCCTAATCCACCGCCTACAGCAAGCCAACTTCGCCGTTGTTTCAGTACACGACGGGGAAGAACGGCACAAGTACTCACCGGACGCGCCGTTGTCCAAGGTACGGGCTCAAGCCGCTAACGCCGTTTGCGTGGTGGACGAGGCAACCCTAACCGTACTGGACCTAACGTCAGTAGAAACCCGCAAGCTAGCCCTGTTTATTGTGCTTGGCAATAGCCCCGAAGAAATCGTGGCTGACTGCTCGTGCGACAATAGGCTTGACGACGTATTGGAAGAACACCACATTGCTTGGCGCGACAAGCCTTGCCCAACCATAACCGTAACCATCAAATAAAATGGCAAAACGACATAAGAAACTAACGTCCCACTACTTCGCGCAATGGCGCATTGTAGTTGCTCACGAGGAACCCCACACCAAAGGCACCCGTTACTACGCAAGAACGTTAAACTGGTACGCCTTCCCAATTGAAAGCGAAAGCAGTGAGTTCCGCGACGCCGTTCACCAAGGCTTCGGAGGAATTGAAAAGGCCGAAACAAAATTAACGGCCCTGTACTATAGCTAACCACCTGATGATGGCCCCCGGCGGGGGGTCGAAACCCCGAGGCAACCAGGCGGTCGTGGACGCAAACCTTAGTCCCAAACAACACCATGAACAACCAATACCAATACCAAACCGAAACGCTACAGGCCAGCGAAAAGCTGTACCAAGTAGGGCCAAAGTCCATTGCAAGCCACGAGCAAAAGCTCGGGCTAAAGGAACACGAACCACTTATCGTGATTCTTGATTCGTGTATCCGGTACGCCAAAGCGTACCAAAGTAGGTACGAAATCCCAGTTGCCAGCGACTACGTTTTAGGCCCGGCCCTACAGCAAATCCTACACGGCGTGCAATCGTTGCTGGACGGTTGCGGCGCAGTTAGCTTAGAGGCCAACCAGTACCAAGACTCAAAAGACAACGGCGTTTGCTCGACCCTAGTTGAAACCTGCCTAGCCTTGGCTGGGTACACCACCGAACACTATGACCTATAAACTAAACTTGCTAACCGTGCCGCTGGTTCTAGCCTTTTTGGCTGGGACAGTGTGGCTTACCAACCACCACCTAACCGAAACCTTACTGCAATGGCTAGCCCGTTAAACCACGCTTGTACCCTTTGCGGTAGCCGTAACTGGCCGGACCCAGAAACAACTTGTCCGTTGTGCTGGGGCCCAGCCGAACCCGAACCAGACCCAGACCAAGACCAAGACCATGAAACCAACCACAGCAATTAAACAGTCACTGGCCCTTGTAGGGCCGCTCTACCAAATAGCCAACAACTGGGCGTTCCTAACGTTTGACCCGTTCTACAACGTGCACCGTGAAAGCACTTCGTGCAATTACTGGCAAGCGTACGGCAACCGCCGCGTGGCACTTATTGAAAGCGCGTTAAGCCTGTTGTTCCCAGACCACGACCAGTACCTTAGCGTGCTCCAGCCGGAGTACCGCCACGGCCGCTGGCAAGACTGGGTTTGGAAAATCTACCGTGAAAACACATGACTCGAAACGAACTATACCGCTCGGCATTGGACCACTTTTCAAAGCCGTTTGAAGTCCAAAGAAAGGTTTGGGCCTACTGGATCCAAAACCCAGACGGGACCCAAACCATAAGCCCCACAGGAAACTTCTACCAAGTTGCGTACCAGCGCAAAGTCCGTTTAGTGAACCATTGCCGAGCCTTGCTCGGTTTGGGCCCACTTGCGGATGTAGACCCCACAGAAGACTGGCAAACACAAGTACCACAAACATGAAAACAAAAGAACAAATCGAACAGCAAAGCAACCTAATCCATACCGCCCTGCTTTTGGGCGGATTCTACAGCGTTGAAAACGACCAACACAAAATCCTATTGCCTTGCGGCATTGAAATCCTGCTACAGTGGGAGCCGGACCAACACGTTGGCTTTACCTGTAACGGGTACCACCGAGTCCAGTACTCGTTTGCTAACCCACGCAACTTGGCTCGCCGGATCCAAAGCTACGTCTGGGTAATCTGCGACGAGTGGGATCAAACCAATTACTACCTAAACAAATGACCAAACAAAGGCTTGACGCAATTGAAGCGGCGTGGCAATACCTCGTGCGCAAAAAAGCAACCAATAAACCAGATACCCTAGTGCTCGGCCGGAACGTAATATTCTGGCGCAGTACAACCAAAGTAAACCATGTTTGACACACTTAAAACAACCGACAGCGGCGACCTTTTGCAGTGCATTAGCGAGCCGCACGCCGTGGACTTGTTAAGTACCTGTGGCCCAGACCACCTGTACTTGGACCGCTCCAACATTTTCGTAGACAGAGACTCGACCTTCGAGTATACTACGCTTCGAACTCTTGGCAAAGCAACAATTGCTGGCCGTAGATACCGCAAAAACAACAACAAAAACAAGTAAGACTATGCACGGAATTAACGAAATCAAAAAGCAAAACGCACAAGCAAAAGCAAACTACGACAACAGCCGCCAAGGCACGTTCTGCGTACTTCAAAACGGTAACATCCTACTACGTTCGGGTGCCCAATCAAAGACCATTGAATGCAAGGAGGAAGCCGCTGAGTTCTTGGACCAAGTCCGAGGCCGCACCAGCGGGTTCGTTCGTGGCGTGGTGCAAGGGCACTTTCCACAGCAGGACTTGGAACAGCAGTTTGAAGACAGCCGGAACGGAACGTACAGCGTGTTGGACGACGGGTCGATCCTAATTCGGAACGGCTTGTCCGCCCGAACCATTGACGACAAACAAAGCGCGGCCGAGTTCTTGGCCAAGGTTTTGGACCGCCCTACCGAATTCGTTCGCGGCGTGGTGAAATCGTACTTTGAGCCAGCCACTGCATGACCCTACTACTATTCTGGGTGTTTCTAGTGTGCTCAATTTTGGGCATTGTGGATGCAGTCATTAGCGTATTCTGAAACATGACTCGTGAATCTTGTATGGCGTCTCAAGTATTTTGGGACCGCACCAACCACGACCGAATTATGATTGAGGTCCACCGATTCAAGGTTCGAGAAGAGGACGATCCAAACGCCGAGCGTTTGTACGTGTTCTACAAAAGCAAGCTAGCCACAATCCGTTCAGTACCCGCCGCCATTGACGCGGTAGTTGCTAACCGGATCCACCGATTCTTTGGCAGTCTACACCCAGACGTGCCGGAACTGACGGAACAGCTTGACCAATGGCTCGAGCAAAACGTTTAACCAAAACCAAAGCCCCAAGGTCTAATAAACCTTGGGGCTTTTTTTGTTTTTACTGGTTCAGCGGAATGTTGCGCGGGGTATCCCGAATAACTTGCTTTAGGAAGTCCACTCGGGCTTGGCCATTAGCTTCACCCCCGCGCTCTAGCATATCCTTAAACAGGTCCGGCGGAAACACCACGCGGTCAACAGCGTTTCGGTTTAGGATTTGGTTAACGCGGTCGCGGCTAAAGCCAGCGTCGGTAGCTTGTTTCTTAAGCTCCTGCATTGATACGCCAAGACTTTCGTAGCCAGCCATAGTTTTCTTTAACTTCTGGGCCGCGTACACACGGGCGTCTTGCAAGGTTCGGTACGTGTTTTCAATGTCTTGCTTGCCCAAAGTAGAGTAGCTTAAGAACTTGCCACGCTCTGGGCTTACGTCGTCCAAGTCACGCTTGGCCTTTGCAAACGCTTGGTGCGCTAGCTTGGTTAAGTCGTACCTACGTGTTTGGAAAGGGCTGAATTCGTTAGCCACAAGCTCGGCCGCCGTGGCCAACCTTGCGTCCTTATCGTACACGCTTCCGTTGGTATACGCCTCGAACGCTTCGTAGAACTTCTGTGGAGTCTTTAACCTGTACGCGGTGCTGGCCAAGAACTTACCGATCTTTAGCGCGGCCGTGGCAGTGCTATCGTTTTCGTAGTAGATCTTACCGCCTCGGTCGTCCACGTTGTTAAGGACCTTTGCAAAAGCCTGTACCGCAATTTGTGGGGAAAGAAACGCTTCGGCAACCGCTTTAATTGCTACCATTGGAGCTTCTGAGCCTCGCTTATTAGCTATTAAGTGCAAGCTACGAATAACCGGATCCATAATAATTGAGAACGGTAGCACGTAAGTAAGGTTCCACATCTTTACCTTGTTTGGATCCTTCGAGTCCTTGGTAAAGTAGTAGTTAACGTTCTGCGCCCAAGCCGGAAGACCATTACGGATCGCTTGTTCTTTTTCGTCATCGTAACCGCCAGCAAGCTTAACAAGTTCTGGTACAGTACTTAGTGCAAGCGAAGTCATTAAACCACCAAGCCTTAAACGGCCACGCGTTTTTAGTACTGGGTTACCAGAATTCATTTCCTGAAAGGACAGTTGTCCAGTTGCGAAAACAATACGTGCTGCTTCAGTGGTAAAGCGGAAGAAGCTATTAAACAAGGTAGACAACAGCTTGCTCTTTTGGAACGCTTTAACTAGCGCAGGATTTTCCGAGTTACCTTGAGTTGTTTTACGTACCGTGCGTGCTGCCAACTGTTTAATTTGATTATCGGTCCACTTAGTGGTATTGTGCGCGTTGGCTTTTGTGTATACGCCCACTTCGTGCGAGTAGTAAGCAAACTTATAAACCAAGTCAATTGCTTCAGCGGCTCCGGCTAACGAATCAAACACAGTATTAACCGCTTTAACTGGAGCCGTAACAGCAGTTACAGCGGCCGACGCTAACTTGCCCTTGCTACGAATTGTTTGCTCGAGCTTGGCAACAAAGTTTTCTGGGTCGTCCCGCATTCCAGCAAGAAGCTCACGCAATACTCCAGCGTTCATTGAATCCTTAATACCCAAAGCAATAAGGTCAGAACCCAACGGGCCCAGTTCGCTTAAGCTAAACTTCTCGTCTGGGCGCAATGCGGTTGGCATTACTTGCAAAGCTCGGTTCCAGAAGTTTGTTCCGTAGATTTCGTTAAGACCTTTAAACGCGTCTGCAATGTTTGCTGGGCTTGCAACGAAACCATTGCCAATCATAAACGCAACGTTGCCTAGCAAGTTACGGGTATAGAATCCAGCGGATCCAAGGGTAATCATACCCAGTGACTTACCAACTACGGCGGCCAATGCTTCATCAACTTTTTTAATTAGTTCAACGGCGTCGCCCTGCTTCGCTTTAAAGTCTGGTGTAAAGGATAACTGAAACGCTTCCTTAACTTCTGGCGGCGCGTAGAAGTTTGACAACGGCTCGCCGCCCAACGTTTTGGTAGAGTTTAGTAAAGGCTCGTACAGCCTATACTTCTCTGGGTCCTTTGCCTTTTCGTCGGCCGTAATTAGGAAACCATTGGCAACCCCAACGCTAGTGAACTCGTTAAGCAACCGCTGTGCGCCCACGAACTTAGCCAAGTTCGAGTAAGTACGGACGGCATTTTCAACTGGGTTCTGTACTTCACCAAGGATCGCTACCAGCTCGCGCGGCACTTCACCTTTCTCCATGAACCGTGAAAGGTCAGTCTTGTTTGTAATTTTGCCCGGGATTTCTGGAGTATTGCCGTGCTGTTCAATGAAGTTGTCCAGCTCGATTGAGCCAACCGACTTGGCCTTAGCTTCGGCCTCGACCAAGGCTTGTACTTCGGCGTCCGAGAACACCGCGTACAAATCATTTGATCTCCAAGTCTTAAACGTACGCTTTACCCAAGCCTTTTCAAAGAAGTCTCTGGCTTCCTGCCTTGCCTGTGCAAAGGTTGGGTCTTCTTTAATCTTCTGAACGTAGCCTTCGTCGTGGTGGATTTGGTAGCTACGGGTAAGGTACACGCCCAAGTTCTCAGTAACCACCGCACGCATTGGATCGTTTGGTCCAAGCGACTCAACCAGTTGCTGGCTTAGCGAATCAATTGCAGCGCGGAACTCAGTTACAACTTCGGCAATGCGTGGACTGGTTTGCTCCAACCTGAACAACGCTTGTTGCTGCGCGGCCATTGCAGACTTAACTCCTTTAGCACGGCCAGCCTGAATTTCTAAATCGTACGCTGCGTTGGCCGCAGTAATTGCAGCGTTGCGCGTTTGCTTTTCAGACGAGTTAGCAAGGTCCGCTTGCAGTACGGTAACCTCGGCTTGGTAACGCTTAACGTCTTGGTGGACCAAGTAATCCGCACGAGCTTGCGCTGTGGCTTTTTTGTATGTGGCGTACGCTTTGTCGGTTTGTTGGAACTGAACGTTAGCCGCTTCAATAGCCGCGTCCCGTGTTGCTCGGGCCGCGTCGCGGTCAGCCGCTGAAACGGTGGGGGCCGTGGTGCCCAACGCAACGTTAACGTCGTCTAAGTCTACGTTTGAATCTTTCTTTAACGCGTGCAAGAAAGTCTTGGTAAGCCCAGCAACCCGCGCGTTGGCCAAAGCCATTGCGCGCTCTTGGTACTGTTTGGCCTCGAACATCCGTGGATCCAAGTTTCCAGATGCACGGAATAAACGGGTAAGCTTGGTTCCAAAGTTGTACTCGCCAGTAACTTCGTTAATGGCTAGGTCGTCCAACGACACGCGGTAAGCGGCCTCAATGTCCGGCGAGGTAACTGCGGTAACAGCACGGCTAAGCAATGGCTTCGGTGCTTTAGGCTTCGGACTCAAAGCAAGGCTTCGGTCGCTATCTGGAACTTTGGTAACCTTGTGCTTACCAAACAACACTCCGGCCGTGTGGCTTTTGCAAACAAAGCCAGCAAAGCCGTGGTCCTTAATTGCTTTTTCGTACATGGTATTGGCAGCACGGTCGTCAAACCTTGCGTAACCTGCTGCAACACGTTCGTC